GCGTAGAGCCCGGCGGAGTAGGCGCCGTGCAGTTCGGTGACGGCGACCATCTCGATCCAGGCCTGGGAGGTGGCCGGGTCGACGAGCTTCGCGATGGCCTGTTTGGTCTTTTCCAGGCCCCAGTCCTCGGCGGCGGCCTGGGTCAGGGTTCCCCGGATGGTCTCGAAGGTGTTCTGGGGCCAGCGGGCGGCGGAGAGGCGGTCGTGGACGGTGTTGAGGTAGAGCGCGCGTTGGGCTTCCTCGCCCAGGCTTGCCAGGCCGCCGGGAGCCGGTTGGGGATGGGCGGCCTGGTAGGACGCGCTGAACGCTTCACCGGCAAGGGGTTCCACCACCGTGTTGAGGTCACGGGTGAAGTCCTCCACGGTGGGCAGCAGATCGACGGACGGCACCACGTAGGGGTTGGTGGTCCACTGGGTCTGGATCTCCTGGTTCACCCGTCCCAGCCAGCGGTCCACGGCTCCGCGGATGCCTTTGCGGAACCTGCCCAGCCATCCGGCCTCCCCGGGGATCTGTGCCATGGCTACGCTCCCAGCGCCCGGACCAGGAGCAGCGGCTCGTGGCGTTCCCCGGTGGCGAGCAGGCCGCGCACGTAGGAGTCCAGCTTCAGGCGGGTCGCTGAGTCGACTCCGGCGGCGTCCAGCAGTTCCCAGGCGCCGTCCATCAGCCGGTCCAGGTCACTGACCGCCGGGCGGATCTGCGTGTGCAGGTCCCAGGCGGCCAGCTGCATATGGGCAAGCCGGTTGCGGGTGGAGCGGTCCAGCAGCCGTTTCCCGGCGATCTCCAGCGCTCTTCGACAGGCCATGTCGGCGGCCATCACCGGCAGCCGTGCCCCGGCCCCGGCGGTGATGGCCGGGGCGCTGGCAGACGCTGGCGAGGCCGTGGGCGGGGCGCCGGCCGACGGGGCGCCGGTGCGTGTCTGGGTGCTGGAGGCGGGCACCGGGGGGGTGGCGGTGGTCTTGTTGGTGCCGGGTACGGGTACCCCGCCGGGCAGGGTGCCGCGTTCGGTCACGGTGGTGCGTACGGCTTCGGGGACACCGAGGCCGGTGACGCCCAGCGCCGGGAGGACGATCTGCGCGCCGATGGGTGTCGCGGCCAGCTCCATCAGGATCTTGAACTTGAGTTCTTCCTGGGTGGGGGCGTCGGCCTGGTCGAAGCCGCACTCGCGGCGCAGCGCATCCAGCCCGATCGCGTTCAGGCCGTACAGCTGGATGGCTTCCACGGGCCGGTTGGGGCGCAGCGTGAGGACGTCGGTGTCCCCGGCGACCACGACGTCTGTGGTGTCGTAGCCCATCTGCTTCATCAGCGGGTGCAGCCACATGCGGGTGATGGCGCCGGTGATGATGTCCAGCAGCGGGCGTACGTGGAGCTTGACGGCGCTCTCGTCCAGGGACCACGCGGACCAGTGGTTGAGGTCGCCCAGGCCGAGCATGATCTCGGGGGGGATGTCGAGACTGATGGCGAGTTTCTTCAGGTGCAGGTTCTCGATGTCCACGGACTGGGAGTCGAAGGCCGTGCTGAGGTCGAGGTGTTTGAGCTTGTCGGCGGCGGCGTCGGGCATCCGGAGCACGATCGGCACGACGGCGGCGGCGCTGTCGCGGTTGCTGATCGGGGTGACCATCGCCTCCACGAGGTCGTTCATGAACGGGTCGTCGTGGACCTGCTGGGCGGCGTCCTGGGGGGATGCTGCGGCGATGGTGGCGGATTCGGGCACCGCGAGGATTCCGGCCCCGGCCAGTCGGGAGTCGACCGTGGCCAGGAAGTGCGCGTTCATCGCGCAGAGGACCCGCATCACCGGCAGGGCGGCTTTGCACTGGGAGTCGGCTTCCCAGGCGCGGCGCGGGTGCGGGCGCCACACGCGGGCGAACAGCGCCAGGTCGGGGTCGATGTCGGCGGTGGTGTAGTCGTCGCGGCGGACGCGGATCATGCCGCCGGGGCGGAACTCGACCTCTTCGCGGCTGAATGATCCCCAGCAGCGCTCGGGTTCGCGGCCGGGCATGTCGGGCTGCTCGTCCCAGGCGGCCACGAAGGACTCCCCGGGGACCGAGAGGTGGGTGGCGATGCGGTGCATGAACTGGATCTGTCCGGAGGGCCCGTTGGCGAAGCTGTCCAGCAGACCTTGCAGGCGCAGGTCGCTGACGGGGTTGGGGTTGCCGTCGCCGTCGCCGCGCGGGTCCATCTTGCCGACGTAGAGAGTGCAGCGGGATACCGCGTTGGCCAGCCAGCCGATGCCGTAGCGCAGCTCACCCAGGCGGTCGTAGTAGTTCCAGGCGTCCATCTGCCACGGCAGCCCGGCCCTCGGGGCGGTCTGCATGTTCTCGCGGGTGATCTGTACGGCAGCGGCGGTCAGTACCGGGGCCTGCTGGCCGGTCTTGGGCGACTTGTAGGTACGTGAGCGCCAGGTCCATGCAGGCATCCGGGCCTCCTGGTCAGATCTCGTCGCGGCGGGCGGGGGCCTCAAGCAGCGTGGCGGGCGGCAGGTCGTCCTGGTGGATGTAGAGGTGGCGCGGGGGCGGGGGCTGGTCCAGCCACGATGCGGTGATGCCGTAGAGCCAGGACACCGTCAGGGCCAGTGCCGGGACCTCGAACCACGGTGAGCGGCCGTGCCACCAGGCCAGGGGCGCCAGTGCGGCGGCGATCCACAGTCCGGCGCACCAGTAGCACTCGGCCAGGGTGCCGAGCCAGTCCGCGCGGCGCTGGCACCAGTCGCGCAGGGGCCGGGTGATGGTGTCGTCGGTGAGCAGGCGCGTGAGGCGGAAGTGTGCGCCGAGGAGGAGTAGCAGTACGGGCAGGGAGATCACGCTTCGTACGGTACGCGCCGGTTGGGGGCGTATGGCAGTGGCTGGGCCGTTTGGACGGAAACCTGTATCCGGTCTGCGCGGATGGAAACGGGGCGGTTGTGAAACCCTGGCATACCAGCGCGACAGGGTGCGCGAGCACCGGTAAGCTCGCGCACCACCACCAGCCCCAGCCCCAGGAGTCGCGCAGATGTCCGCGCACCACGACCAGCCCAGTACCTTGCGTGCGCGGACCGCCGCGCAGCCCGCCTTCTACATCAGCCGCGCAGTGGCGTGCGTGGTGCTGGTGGCCGCGCTGGTGATGTGCGCGCCCGGAGAGCACGATCTCGCGCAGCGCGCGGGCTACGGCGCGGACATCAGCTGGCTCGCGCCGGTGATCCTGTCGCTCTACGCGGCCACCGCCATCGGCATCACCAGCAGCATGGAGGACGGCGCCCCGCGCAGGCGCTCCGCGCAGATCGCCTGCTTCGTATCCTCTGCGCTCGCGCTCTGCGCGCAGGTCGCCGTCCACCTGATCGAAGCCCACTACCTGCCCTCGCGCAGCTACTGGACCACCGCCGGGTTCTCGATGATGCCGGTCATCGCCGCCGCGCACATGATGCACCTGATCTCGCGCCCCCGGCAGACCGGTGCGCGGACCCTGCGCGGGATCACCTCGCGCACCACGGGCACCGCCGCCCGCGCACTGCGCGTGGTGCCCGCGCAGCCGCCGGTGATGCCCGCGCAGCCCGCGCCGCGCACCCCGGCGCCCGCCGCGCAGAGGCCCGCGCACCACGCCCCGCAGAGGGCTGTGGGAGTGCGCGAGGCTTCGCGCGAGACCGGGGTGAGCGAGTCCACGCTGCGCGGCTGGATCAAGTCCGGGTTCGTTATCAACCGCAACCCCGACGGCGAGCCGCCGCGCGTGTTCGTGCGCGATGTGCGCGACCACCAGGCCGCGCAGAAGAAGCTCACCCCGTGAACCCGCTGAGCGAGCCCGCGCAGCGGCTCACCTTCGGCGGCGGCACGTGCGCGGACCTGTTCGCGCAGCTGTCGCTGTGGTGCCACGAGCACCCCGATGCGATGCCGGTCATGGTCCACGCCCAACTCCTGGACCCCCGGCACACCGAGCCCGGCGAAACCATGCAGCTCTCGGTTTGGGTCGAGCAGTGAGCGGGCCGGGGTGGACGTGGGTGGATGACATCCTGGCGGGGCTGGTGTCGGTGCAGATCGGATTGGCGGCGTGGTCCTGGCGCAAGGCGCTGCGGTTCACCCGAGCGCTGTACCAGGCCGGGCGCGGCCCCGACCCGGCCACGCAGATCGCCTGGATCCTGGCCCAGCACGAACGCGCACTGGTGTGGACCAAGTGGGCCATGCTCTGCACCGCCGTCCCCACTATCGGCGTGGCCGTGTGGGGACTACTGGATGTATCCCTGCACTAGCGGCTGAACGCAGCCCCACCCGCGCCGAGCCCGGGTGGGGCTGTGCGGTGTTCAGGCTCCGGCCGCGCGCTCCAGATCCGCCACGGTGATGAGGTCGCCGGCATGAGCATCACGGACGAATTCGAGACTGAAGCGGCGCTCCCCGCCCAGTACCACCCCGTACGCCACCAGGCAGGCCGGGTGGTCGGCGTAGCGGCCCGGGAGCCAGGAGCCGTTCCAGGAGATCGTGAAGCCGTCCAGTCCCCCGGCCAGCGGATGGATCTGCAGTCCCTCGCTCATGTTGATCCTTTGCGTTCGGGCCGGTTGGACGGGCCGCCTTCGTCGTAGCGGGCTCTGGCCATCCGTCCCATGATCTCCTCGATCTGGGGCCATTCCACATAGTCCGCCAGGATGATGCGCTCGCGGTGGTCCCGTTCGGCGATGTCCGCCACCCGGGTCCAGCCCAGGGCCATGTCGCGGGCCTCCGCAGGGGTGACCTGGCCGCGCCTGGAGCCGCGCCGCAGCATCACGAAGGGCTTGCCGTGGATGGTGGCGCCGCCTTCCACGCCGATCACGGGGCGGCCGGTGGTGGCGTAGAGGTGGGCGCGGCGGGCACGGATGCGGTCCATCATCCGCCCGACCCTGCGCAGATCCCCATCGAAGGTCTCGGTCAGTTCCAGCACCAGCGATGCGTCGACCTCGGAACAGTTGGCTGCGGCGAACATGTCGCGGGCGGTCACGTGGGCGCGGTCCAGCGGGACGGCCGCGAAGAACGTGCCCCAGTGCACGAGCACCACCGGCAGTTCAGTGTCGGGATCCAGGCTTGCCTCAACCCAGAGGCTCGGGTCGTTCTCGTCGTGGATGAAGCGGTGCGTGTCGGTCATCGGTACAGTCTGCCGTGGACGGACCGGCCAAAGCTGCGTCCCCGCCGGGCCCTACGCCGGTCATCGGGGCCCGGCACTGACGTCCCGCCGGGTCCGTTTCCCGGCGGGACGCCGTGCATCAGTAGGTGCGGCGCACGGGGGCGCCGCCACGCGGCTGTACAGAAGCGCGGGAGATGTCGGTGGCGGTGGTGACGGCTTTGCCCGCCCCCGGTACCCGCAGCAGCGCATACCCCAGGTACACCGAGGCGTCGATACGGCCGGGGCTGTCGGGGTCGTCGGGCTGCCAGGTGGCCCATTCGTTCTCGAGATCGGGGAGGTAGAACCCGAAGCGGATGCGGTCTTCGATGACCTGCTGGGCGATGGGGTCTGCGCGCAGCAGCTTGCCTACCTTGGCGCGGACCGGCTTGACCCGGGGACACAGCGTTCCCTCGGGGATCAGTTCCTCGTGCTGCATGGCGGTCCAGGCCGTGCGCACGGCCAGGGTGGCCTGGTCGCCGCCGAAGTTGGTCTCCACCACGATCAGTTGAGCGTCGGTGTCGTAGGCCAGCTGACAGGCCGCCCTGGACCACTGCGCGCTGGACATGTGGGCGGTGCGGTCGTGGGTCCAGTACAGGCGCTGGTCCTCGCCCAGGTAGCCGCCGATGATTCCGGCTTCGTCCCGGCCGCCGCCGGACGGGTCCACCGCCACCGCCACCCGCATCGGCGCCGGGGGCTCCTGGAAGTGGCGTGCGCGTTCCAGCTGCTCCCTTGAGAGCAGGGCGCCTTCGGCGGGTTTGGGGTCGCCCTGGTAGAGGGCGCCCCAGTCGCGGGCCTTGGTCTCGGCTTTCTTCTTGGACCAGTGCGCGGTGAGCAGACGGATGTTGCTGTCCGGGATGGCCGGGTGGGTCAGGGGGTCGCCGGGGGCGCGGTGCAGCGGATCGTCCGGGGCGGAGCTTATGGCCGGGAGGTGCAACACAATCCACTTGCCGCCCCGGGCCTTGACGCCCTCGTAGTGCATCAGGCGTCCGGCCAGGTCGTCTTCGTGCCAGCGGGTCATCAGCAGCACTACGGGGGTGCCCGGCCGCAGCCGGGACATGAACGTGGAGGACCACCAGTCCCAGACGTGTTCGCGCATCAGCCGCGAGTCGGCTTCCTTGCGGTCTTTGTGGGGGTCGTCGCAGATCGCCAGAGTCGCGGGGAAGCCGGTCAGTGACCCGCCCACGCCCACGGCGCGCATGCCTCCGCCTGCGGTGGTGGACCAGTCGTAGACGGAGGCTTCGCCGCGCTGTATCCGCAGCCCGAACTGGGCGCCGTGTTCGAACACGTGACGGCGCACTACGCGGGAGTGCTTCAGGGCCAGGGATGCGGCGTAGGACCCCAGCACGACCTTGGCGCGGGGTTCGCGGGCGAGCCACCAGAACGGCAGCGACTGCGAGACCAGCGTGGATTTGCCTACCTGCGGCGGGGTGGTGATCAGGAGGCGGTCATCTGGGCCCAGCTGTCCCAGGGTCTGTCCGATCAGGCGGGTGTGGGCGCGGATCTGGAAGTGGCGCGGGTCCAGGTACTTGGCCATCGTGGCGGGGTTCTTCAGGGCGGCCAGGCGGCGCATCTCCGCGCGCAGCTCCACGTCGGACATGTCGTGGTAGACAGCGAGGTCACTCATCTTCTTCGCCCATCAGCTCCAGTACGTCCTCGGCGTCGATGCCGCCGGAGCCCAGGCGCCGCGCCAGCTCCATCGCAGCGGATTCCATCTGCGCGCGCCGGGTGCCTTCATCGGCCGGCACTGAGGTGACCGTGATGGGGCCGCGTCCGGGGCCGGACAGCTGCACGCTGGTGTCGGGCTCGCCCAGGGCCACGCGGGCCAGCTTCGAGTACAGCTCGGCCATGCGCGTCAGCTCGGTCGCCGACAGGACGGAGGGGTCCAGTCCCTCCATCCCGGCGGAGACTTTCCCGAGTACCTGCTTGGACAGGCGCAGGTGCTCCCTGACCATGGCGCGGGAGTTCTCGTCCAGGGCCGCGAGCCACTGGCGGTCCATGTGGGCGTCATAGGCGCCGCAGCGTTCGTTCCAGCGCCAGGTGTAGGCGTACTGCTGGGCGGTGCGGTGGGTGATCTTCAGTCTTTCCGCCGCCCGCTTCAGCGTGCGCGTTCGCCCCAGGTCGCGGTACAGGGCGAACTGGTTCCAGCGGTTCAGGGATTCGCCGGGCTGGCGGTCCCAGGCGTCGCGGTCGTCGTCGCGCACGACGATAGGCGCTTTGGGTTCAGCCATCGGTGACCACCATGCCCTTCGCGGAGCGGGCGTCGGCCAGGGCCATCGCCTTCGCGGTCTCCTGGTCCAGGGTGCCGCACAGCGTCAGCTTCTCTCTGAAGTACGCCACGGTGCTGATGCGCTCGGCCTTGCAGGTCTCGCACCAGCCGTTCCGGCGCTGTCCGCACGCGCACACGATGGGGGTGTTGCCGTGCCATTCGTGGGCGTCGATCAGGGCCAGGTCGCCGTCCTGCATGTCCAGGGCGATACGCCAGCGCGGGAACACGAACACCCCGCCCGAATAGGTGCCGCGCCGGAAGCAGGTCAGGGTGGAGAACCCGGTGGCCAGGTCTCCGGCGTCCTGGTGGACGCCGGTGGGGTAGGTGTTGTTGACCGTGACCGTGGAGAACGGCGTCCCGGGTACCGACCACTCGGGCGGGGTCTGCGAGACGGCTTTCATCTGGACGGCGAAGCGGTCCGGTACGTGGCGGGCGAACTCCAGCGAGACGTCGCGCAGCAGGGGAGCCAGGGCCTGCCACTGGGGCAGGTTCTGGCCGGTCCACGCGGTCAGGCGGCAGTACTTGTGATGTCCGGCGGCGTCGAATGCCCCGGCGATCGCGCTGGGGACGGGCAGGGCCCGGGTCTTGTTGCCGGAGCCTGACTTGACGCGTTCGGAGCCGGAGGCCGATCCGCGGTTCTCGGTGCGTGAGGATCGCAGCGCGTGGAGGATCTCGTAGGTGTCCGGGTTCTGGGTGTGCTGGCGCAGCACCCCGGGCAGGTACACCACCAGCGGCTGCCCGTTGGGCTTGAGGACGCGCGCCGGGCCGGTGAGCAGGGCGTTGTAGTCGGCGGGGCCCAGGATCTTGCCGATCTTGCCGTCGAGTTCGCTGTCGGGGATGCGTGTGCGCAGCCGCATCTCGATCATCGGGTCACCGGCCGGGGTGCGGGGCGGAAGGCGAGTTCGCCGGGGCGGGTGGCGTGCGGGCGCAGGTACTGGGGCCAGCGCCGTACCAGTTCCTGGCACAGGGCCTGCTCGTCGGCGGGGGTGCGGTTGGCTACGGCGCCGCCCCGGTTGCTGTAGTGCGCGTAGGACGCGGTGATCATGTCCAGGCGGGCTACTTTGCCGTGCAGGTGCAGGTGGGCACAGGTGTAGTCGTAGTCCTCTTTGAAGGGCAGCGTCTGGTCCCAGACGGGGATGGCGGTGTCGGTGGCGCACAGCGAGCCGATGATGAAGCCGTAATCCAGCTGTTTGCCCCGGGCGAAGTAGGCGTTGTCTGTCGGGGGGACGCCGACCAGGTGAGCGGTGCCGTCCAGGGCGTTGAGGATCTTCTCGCGGACGTGGGTCCAGGCGATGGGGAAGGGCTTCGCGCCGTCGGTTGCGGGGATGTGCCTGAAGCCTTTGCAGTCGTCGTCGGTCTGGATGCAGACCACGCCCTTGCTGGTGGCGTCGTAGAGGGCGGCGTTGCGTGCTGCGGCCAGGGCGTAGCCCGGTGGCGGGGGGTTCTTGACGGCCAGCACCCACTCGGCTCCGGCCTGCCGGTAGTCGTAGCGTTCATCGGCCGGCACGACCCACACGAGCGGGTCCGGGGCGAAGCGTGCGGTCATGGCGGGTACGTTGCCGGGGCGTCCGGCGCTGATCACGTACACCTGGTGGGCGCGGGTCACCATGTGATGGCCTCCACTCCGGCTTCGCGGAGCATGTCCTGCCACTGGACCGGGGGGGCGTTGGTCTTGGCGCCGTCCAGGACGGCGACGGCGATGCGTACGGCTGCGTGGACCAGGGGTCCGGTGGGCTGTTCGCCGAGGTGTTCGCGCATTGCCTCCAGTCCGTTCATCAGGGCGGCTTTGTCGTCCACCGGCAGGATGACGACGACTTCGGCCAGGCCCTGGACGGCGAGGGAGCGTTCGCCTGCTACGCGGGCTTCGCGGGCTTCGCGGGCGTCGGGTTCCTCGGCCCACTGCGCGTCGGTGGGGCCGGGGTCGGTTTCGCGGCCCATGGCGTCCTCGTCGGGTTCCAGGCGCACCAGGAGGTCATCGAGCCAGTCGTCCTGGTAGCCGGTGCCGTCCAGGCCGATGTCGGTGTCGGCGAGTTCTTTGAGGACTTCGGCGAGGAGGTATTCGTTGAAGCCGCCGCCGACCTGGGCGGCCTGGTTGTCGACTACGAGGATGCGTTTGGCCTGGACGTCGGTGAGGTTGAGGCGTACGGCGGCGATCTGGTCCCAGCCGAGTTGCTGGGCGGCGTGCCAGGTGTGGTTGCCTGCGCAGATGTAGCCGGTGGAGTCCTGGATGACGATGGGCTTGAACTGGGAGTTGACTTCCAGGGATTTCGCGATGACGTCGATGTCGCCCTGGCGGGGGTTTCCGGGCCAGGGCTGCATGGTGCTGATCGGGGTCAGCTGATCCTGTAGGGCGGTGTTGACGTTGTGGGGCACGGGGGTCTCCGGGCGGCAGCGGTATGGGGCGGCTTGTCCGCACGGTACCGCCGTGTCCGGGTTGTTGGGGGTATGCGGGGAGAGGTCATGGTGTGTCGAAGGGACGCATGAGGCAGAGTTCCGCCAGGACCGCGCAGTACCGCTTGAGGGCGTAGGGGTCGGCTGGGAGGTGTCCGGCTTCCCACAGGGCCAGGGTGCATTCGCTGATGCCTACGCGCTGGGCTACGTCGGCGCGGGTCAGCGGGATGAGTTCGCGCAGGAGGGTGAGGTGGCCGCAGGCAGCCAGCTGGCCCAGGGCGCGGCTGATCTCGGCGGGGCCGGGCGGCTGCTGGTCAATCAGTGTGCTCATGGCTGACAGAACGTACCGGGCCACTACGCACCCCCCGGGGTGGACGCGCCTTTGGTGGGGTCAGTCTGTGTGGTGGCCTGGCTGTTGCGGAAGGACCACGCCGAATGTCCGGCCCGAGGGGTGGCGCTCGCTGCCGGGCGGCCGGGGCGGCCGGGGCGGCAGCGGCGGGGCAGCGGGAGGGCGGTGTCGGCCTATCAGGATCGCGCCCAGGGCGGCGCTGGAGGAGCCGAAGGCGAGCGCGGACAGCAGCGCGGAGAGAGTGGACATACTGCCACCCTGTGCCACAAGCGGGCCGCCCGCCCGGCGACACGCCTATCCGGGCGACCACGGCGCCCGCCGCTCCGGGGGCCACCCGGCAGTGCCGGGGTCGGGCCACCGGCGCAGCAGCTGGCGGCGCTGGCGGTCGTTCAGGCGGACCGCACGCTCGTACACTCCCACTACCCGCGCCCCGGCCACCCCCCAGGTAGGGAAGGGGTCCTCGCCGGTCCACAGGCCGTCGTCCAGGGGCTGGACCAGGTACAGGTCCCCCAGCCAGCAGCGGGAGGCGTAGAACCGGGCGTAGGGGCGGCTGGTGGTCACATACAGCAGGTCGGGGCGGCCGGTGGCGGGCTCCAGGCCGGTGCTGTCGCCCCGGGCGCGTTTCTCACACGTGGGGCAGCCGTCCATCAGGGCCGGGGCGTGCCCGCCGGTGAGCACCTCGCCGACGCGGACTCCGGGGGTGCCGCCGTGCCAGATCCGTTCCATCCGGTCACGGTAGCGGCCGGGCCTGACACCTGGGTCAGGCGGCTTCCAGGACGAACAGCGGCGGCTGCACGGGCCCGTAGGGGAACGCGAACACCCCGGCGGCGGTGTCCAGGGTGCGGATGCAGCGCTGGCAGGTAATCGGGGCGTAGGTGGCGTTCATGGCCATGATGTCCCAGCCGTAGGTGCCGGTGTGGCAGGCGGGCTGGGGGATGAGTTCCCCGCCGATCCAGCGGGCCGGGGTGACGGCGTGGACGATCTTGGACTTGCGGACGGTCATGCGCTTGCCGCCAGCGAACTTCTGCCGGGCGGACAGGGCCAGGGACCGCACGGCGGTCAGCGGCGTGTCCTGCTCGGGAATCATGTTCATGCGGCTATTATGCCCGGTCCGCTCAGGTGATAACTAGGTGTTTCATTCATCTCATACCTGCGGCTCTGGCCAGCAGCAATGCCGAGAACGGGGCTGCGGTGGGCTTGTCCTGGGCGAGCTGGCGCCACAGCCGCTCCAGGTCCGGCTCGCTCTGCCGGTGGCAGGCGCTGATCCACTGCTCCAGGAACTGCCGGGCGCGGTTCCACTGCGGCAGCGTGATCACGGCGGGCTCCCCGCGTGACAGCGCGATACCCGAGCCCAGTCTGCGCAGCTGGTAGTCCACCACACTGCCCGGCCGCTTCGGGGGCGGCGGCGCCGGGTCTGAACTGATCCGCAGGCCCAGCTCCACCGCCACCAGGTACTCCAGCTGGGGCCGGGCAGCCAGCAGCGTGCCCCGGCGTACTGCGTCGCCCAGGCGTCCCATGGTCACCGAGCCGACCAGCAGGTCGGCCCAGGCCCAGACCTGCTGCCGTGTGGCGTTGTCCATGGGGTCAGTGTCCTGGTTCACGCCGGTACATCGAGGCGATCCACGCGGGCAGCGCCAGGCACACCGGGGATTCGATGTCGCGGACCTGCGGAATCCGGGACAGCTCCGCGCGGGCCAGGTTGAACTCGGGCTCTCCGGCGGCCGGGCGGCACCCCAGCGCCCGCTGCACGTACGGGGCGGCCGTCTCGGTCTGCGCGAGCAGCACATCCCCCAGCTGCGCATACTCCTGGAAGGCCTCGTCGGGGCTTTCCGCCGCCACCAGCCGGGCGCCGGTGTGGACGGACTTCACCACCCCGTCGAACACGAGCTGGCGGCGCCGCTCCACGGAGATGGCCCGCTCCAGCTCCACCACCCCGAAGCGGTTGCGCCAGTGGTCGGGGCCGTGGCTGTCGACGAGCTGGAGGATGCACGCGGCCAGGTCCACCGGGCCGCGCCAACCGTACTGGGCTGCCAGCGGCATGGTGATCCGGCCCATGGCCTGGGCGCGGATACCGGCCTGGTACAGCTCCTGGAGCATCTGCCAGTACGCCGGGGTGCCGTAGGGCTGGAGCCGGATGCGGTCGGTCCGCGGGGGTTCTGTGGAGTGCCGGCGCGAGGTGCGGCTCATGTGCGGCGCCGGGTTGTGCTGTCGTGGCTGTACTGGGCTCCGCCGCCGACTCCGTAGCGGCACACCGCCCACGCCAGAACCACTCCGGTCAGGGCTTCCTCGCGGCCGGAGTTGATGCTGTTGTCGTTGGTTACGGGGATGCCCTGGCCGTCGATTCCCGGTCCCCGGCGCAGCTGGAGCGCGGCGCGGCGTAGGGCGGCGGTGTCGCCGCCGTCGGAGGCGGGGCGGGTGTACAGGGCGGCCTGCATCAGCTTGCGCCAGGCCGACATGATGTCCTGCGACCACGACGCCAGGCGCTGGGCGTCCTGGAAGCGTTCGGTTCGGGCTACGGGGTCCTGCGGGGCGGTGTTGTCCGACAGGATCACTCCTGCCTGGAAGCTGGTGGCGGCCTGCATCTCCTTGGGCAGGCACAGTTCCACCAGGGGTACCCCGTAGGCGTTGCAGCAGCGCGGGTCGGCTTCGGCGTCCAGCAGTGACAGGGCCATCGCCATCAGGTCCGGTGCGGCGCGCAGCCCGTACTGGTCGATGAAGATTTTCGCGTGCTCCATCGACTCCGGGTTCACTCCTGCGGGGTTGGTGCAGGCTTCGGCGGTGATCTTCGTGATCAGGCCCCAGTAGTCCGGGGAGTTGTAGCGGGGCCACTGGTCCAGGGTCCATACGGTGGGTGCGGGGCGGGGCAGGCGCATCAGGGGTTCTCTCAGCTGAGTTGGAGGCAGATGGTGGTGATGGCGTAGATCAGCACGGGGTCTTTTTCGCGTAGTCCCGGGCCCTGGAGCAGGATGGCGCGGGCGGTGAGGGCGTCGCGGTGGTGCAGGGCGGCCAGGGCCTGGTTGCACAGCTGCATCCACTGCGGCACCACCCCGATGCCCTCCACGCCCAGGTGTGCGGACTTCTCCCACAGTTCGCGGCGCTGTTCGGGGTCGGCCTGCCTGGGCAGGGTGTGGTCGTAGTGGCCCATCATGAACTGGAACACCTCGGCTTCGGCGCTCTCCTGGACCGGCGCGAACATTCCGGCCAGGTCGCAGGCTCCGGTGAAGGGGTTGCGGGCGTCGGCGGCCCAGTCGCGTTCCATCCGGGTCAGCCCGAGCATGATCAGGTCGATCAGGGCGCGCAGGCCGTAGCGGATCGCGATCAGGTTCTGTGCCTGCACGCCGTGCGGGCTCAGGGCGTAGACGGTGTGGAAGTGCTCCAGGAGCTGGATGTACTGCGCGGAGCCGTACGGGGGCAGTCCCTCGCCGGAGACCAGGCCCAGGGTGTCGGGGAACGGCGGGAGGGTGTCGGGGCGGCGACGGGGCATCAGCGCCGGTGTCCTTTGCGTTCGGGGCAGCCCGGTGCGTGCCCGTGGTGGTGGTGGCCTTTGGCGTCCACCTCGTAGGGCTGGAAGGAGACCTGGGTGCCGCAGTCGCGGCAGACCGCCCGCAGGACCTGCTGGCCGTAGATGTCAGGGGTGCGGTCCAGTTGCAGGTCCAGGCTGTTGTCCCGGCCGCACTTGGGGCACTGCATGTACTGGGAGCGGCGGGCGTCGTCTGAGTGCAGCGCCCGGGAGACCTTCCCGGACAGGGCCCGGTCGGTCTGCGCGAGCATGTCGAAGTTCTCGCCCAGGAGCCGCTTGGGGTCCGAGACCGCCAGCCACACCATCGACGCCCACAGCATCACCAGCCGGGCCTCCTTGTCGTTGGTGCGCAGCGTGGGGTACTTCATCAGGGCGCCCCGGGTCAGGGTGGTGCTGTCGCGGTTCAGGTGCGCGTCCAGGCACTCCTGGAGCGGCCCGGTCCACCGGGGCAGGTTCCGCGAGAGGCGTTCGGCTTCTTCCAGGCGCCGGGTGAACGCTTCGGCGTCGGTGGCGGGGTCGCCGGTGGAGATTTTGTCGGGCAGCAGCGACCCGGCCAGCACATCGGCTTCCGAGGGCTCGCGCAGCAGATGGGAGACCTGGAACCGGCCCGCCATGGAGGCCACTGCGCTGGGCAGGCCGTTGGTGCGCATGTGGTGGGCGGTGCGGGCCATGCACGTATCGGCGAAGTCCAGCAGGAACCGCCAGCCGTAGTGGTCGGCGGCGGCGTCCCAGTCGGGCAGGTCGGGGTCCTCGTCGCGGTCGGTGAGCTTGCGGAGCATGGTGCGGTACTCGGGGGTGCCGCGTTCGGGGAAGCCCCAGCCCATGAACATCCCGATCAGGGTCTGGGCGTCGATCTCGATGGGGGTGGTGAACACGATCTGCGTGGTGTCGATGAAGCCGCCTTCCACCGGGGTGCTGGTGGTGGTCGCGGTGAACTCCGGTTCTTCGGTCATGGTTTGTGCTCCTGCTCGATGATTCCCTCGGCGCGCAGATGGGTGCGCAGGGCGTCTATGACGATCGCGCGCCGGTCCAGGCCGGTCTTGTCGTGGAGTTCGTCCAGGGCTGCCTTGAGGGTGTAGGGGATGGCGCAGGTGAGTTTCTCCTGCGGTACCCGCCCGGCCCCCCCGGCGGCGGCCGGGGGGGCGGGCAGCATGCGGTCGTTCACTTGGGTCCCTTGTTGCCGTACAGCTTGACCAGCTCGCCGAACAGGTCGGAGGCGTGGGGGGTGGGGCCGATGGGCGAGGTGAGCTGGAGTTCGGAAGGCTTGAAGCTGATCTTTCCCCAGGTGCGGCCCTGGCAGGTGTAGTCCCAGGCGCGGGTGAGCAGGTAGAAGTCCACTCTGGTCTGGTCCATGGGGCGCAGCTTGATGCGCTGGCGGCGGGTGCTCTCCGGGGCCAGGAGGTATTCGCGCAGGGTCCAGTTGGGGTCGCCCTTGCGGATGGTGGTGGGGTAGCGCATCTCGTCCACCCACCATCCGGCCAGTTCGCCGCCGTCGCCGCAGTGCTTCCCGGCCAGGTAGTGGAACAGCCCCAGCGCGTTCGCCTTCAGGTTCAGCTTGGGGGCCTGGTACATGATCGACACTGATTCGCGCAGTCCGGGGTTGCTGGAGATCGCGGCCTGGATCTGTTCGTCGGACATGGCGCGGTTGGCGCGGTCCCACAGCTCGGTCTCGCGGACGTTGAACCACAGGTGGGCCAGGCGGCCGAGCGCGGCCAGCTTCCCGGCGTTCTTCTCACCGGCGCCGTGCAGGGTGTCGGCGGTGGTGCGGCGCTTGCCCCGGTCCATCTTGGAGTACAGCTCGGGGGCGACGCCGTAGGCCACGTAGAACGGCTGCGGCAGCCCGGACTCCAGTACCGCGTTCAGGCGGTGCTGGCCGTTGCTGAGCTGGGAGTTGGTGTCGATGCATAGCGGGTCCGAGGCCAGCAGCACCCACTCGTTGCGCACCATCTTGCCCTGGTAGTTCAGCACCAGGTCCCTGGAGGTGTTGCGCTGGTAGTCGGGCACGGTGCACAGCAGTTCCAGGGCGCGTTCGGGGGTGATGATCTCCGCGCGGATCGCCGGCTCCTCGTGGAGTACCTGCGGGGCGCTGTCGGGGATGGCGGTGGCCTTCTTGGCGCGGGCGGCGTTGCCGGGGGTCAGGTGTCTGCGCTGGATCTCGCTGGGGCCCTCGGGAAGTAGCTGTTCGGGGCGCACCGGCTCGGGGGTCTTGCGCACCTGGGCTGGGCGGGCGGGTTCCAACTCCGGCACGATGCCCAGGCGTTGATCGCGGTCCAGTTTCTGCTGCTCGTCGTACAGGTCCTCGGTCCAGCCGATGCGCTTGAGGCGGGTGAGGATGTTCTTCAGCTGCTGGTCCGAGGCGCGCGGTGAGACTTTCACCGAGGCGATGGCCTGACCGGCGGGATCGACGCGTTCGACCTTGAACGCGCCGTCGGGGCAGGGCTTGACGACGAAGCCTGCGGTCTGGCCGCAGAGCCGCACGACGCGTAGGGCGTCGTGGTTGGTTCCTGAGCTCACGTGCGTGGTCCTTCGTTCCGGGGACGCCCCGGCCGGGCATCCCGGCCGGGGGGTGAAACCTTGGCCTATCGCGTGGTGCAAGGGGTGCTTATCCCAAGCATAGCGGCCCGGCCGGGCGGCCGGGCGGCCGGGCCACTATCCGCAACCAGGCGGCTACAGCACGCCCTGGGCGGCGAGCTTGGCGATGTTGACCGCACGGGTCTTCTTGGCCTCCTTGTCGAACACGCACCGGTTCAGGTAGGTGCCCGAGTCCTTGAAGGCGCGGGAGTGGTCCAGGTACTCGACCCCGGCCTGCATCAGGCCGTAGGCCGAGCCCCGGATGCCCTCGCAGGTCGGTCCGGCCAGCAGCATCGACACCTCCTGCCGGGCCACGGTCACGTTCTCCAGCGCCCGTGGCTTGAGCTTCCACTCCTCGCGGGTGGGGAACACGAACTCGTCCACGAACCGCTGCTCCTGAGTGGGCGTCACCGGGCGGGCGCACATCTCCTCGGCGAACACCCGGTACTTCTCCAGGTCGGTGTCGGCGGTCTCCATGGCCTGGTCGATCTCCTCCACCAGGCGGTCCAGGTTGGCCTTCCAGTTGGCCCGGTGGTGGAAGGACCAGGTAGCCAGGTTGCGGTCCTTGGCGTCCATCTCGGCCGCGTGGAAGGTGTTCTGGCACCACACGCGGACGTTGGTCGGGATGACCTTGAGGGAGCCGTGGCCGTCGTGGCGGTTGAGGAACGCCATGTAGCGGGAGGTCGGGGACGGGTCGTTGCCGATCTGGATCTGGTCGCCGTACTGGAGCAGCGCCCACACCTGCTTGCCGTCGTTGCCGGACCCGGCGGTCTCGAAGCGCAGGTTGTCCCGCCCGAGCAGGGTGTCCATCACCAGGCCCATGTCGGTGTTGGTGATCATCTCGAAGGTGTCCGCCGCCGGGGCCAGGAGCTGGCGGTTGTCCGAGCGAACGATCAGGTCGTAGCCGTCCATGGCCACGTACTCCTCGGTGAAGCCGTCCGCGCCCAGGGTGGTGACCTTGTCGTACATCGGCACGCGGATCGGGTCCCAGTCCAGTCCGCCCAGTTCCCGGGCGTGCTGCCAGCTGGTGGGGCGGTCGGCGGCGGTGACGGTCTGCGTCCCGGCCCAGGGGGCGCTGCGGACCTGGCCGTGGCTCCAGCTGGTGGCGTCGGGCAGGGCCGAGCTGTTGCGGGGGTTCACGTTGGGGTGCATGGGGTTCTCCTTGGCTGGGGTCGCGTGTCCGGGCCGCTGCTGGCCCGGCGTCTCCGCTGTGCACAACGTTAACCGATCTGCGCGGATGGTGCAAACGTTGTGTTTCATACTGGAGCGCGGCGCGGGAGATTAGTCCTGAACTGCGGGGATACGTCCGGCGATCTGCGCGGTTCCATAGAGGAATGCTGAACCAGCCCACTGACATCCCGCCGCTGCCCGCCGAGGACCCCACCGACGGCACCATCCACTGGAACCCCTGGACGGCCCGCAGACACACCCTGGAACCGTGTCCGGACTGTGGCGCCACCGCACCCCCCAACGCCGCCCAGGGAGCCACACAGCAGTGCTCCCGGCCGCCTTCCACCGCCGCGCAGTGGTGCATCACGCACACCGCCCTGCACTGCACCCACTGCGGCGCCGTACGCACCTACCGCGTGTGGAACCCGCGCCTGGGCAACATCCGCCAGCTGATCCGCGCCCGCCCCCCGCTGATCTGCGTCGAACCAGGGGCTCTTCCGCCGGCGCCCGGGCAGCCCCCGCAACCGACCCTGTTCTAGCCGCCCCCGGGCCTACCCTGGCGGTACGGCAGTCCGCGCGGAACGGCCACCAGGGCACCCACCGGCAGGTGGCCCCGGTCCGCGGACGCCAGCGGCCCCCGGCGTCCCGTGGCGGGGGCCGCGCCGCGCCCCGGCCCGCTACAGCGCTCCCGGCGCCCGCCACCAGCCCCGCCGCAGCACCAGCCGCCCGCTTTCCTCCAGGCGCAGCAGCGCGGCGTGCTGGTCGTCGTAGGAGAGCCCCGTGCCCAGGCACAGGTCCGGCACCTGCTCCACCGACACCGACCGGCCCAGCCGGTTGATGGTGTGCATGGTGCGCTCCTCCGCGTCCCGCAGATCCACCGGCTCCGGCGGCAGGGCATGCGGCTTCCAGTGCAGGTCGAACGCCCCGTTCGCGTGCCGCGTCAGGTAGCCCCACCGTTCCAGCTCCTGGCAGCCCAGCTCGGTCTCCTGGTTGCTGCTGGACGTCCACGTCCCCAGCCCCACCGGCGGCTTCATGTGCCCGGCGGTGATCGCCGCGTCCATCCACGCGATCGCCACGTACAGGCCCTTCGCCGTCCACGACAGCTTCGGATCACTGACCGCAGGCACCTCCCGGTCACCGGCCATGAGCCCGCTCCATCTGGTTCGCGAAGTCCAGCCCCGCCACCAGTCCCGTGATCGCGTCGTGCGCGGACAGCCGCCCGCCCTCGACCTCGTCCAGGACCCGCAGCACATCGCACACCGCCGCCATCCCCGGCACCGGCAGCCGCTCCGGGAACTCCACCGTCAGCTCCCCCGACTGGAACAGCACCATCGGCAGCCCCTCACCCAGCTGATACCGCGCATACACCGGCGTCGTCATGCCGTTCGCTCCTTCATCGCCTCACGTACCCGGGCCGCGCCCCGTATGGCTACCTCGGGCTTTGGTGCGCGGGTCTCCATGGGAACGCTAGCCAGCTCCGGCAGATACGGGTGCGACGGCGCACCGGCCGGGATTCCCCCGGGCAGCACCCGCACCCCCAGCACGACGTCTTCGTACGGGGTCGCGCGCGGACCGGTACCTGTCTCTACTACATCAGCCATGGGTTGGTAGTGAGAGGTAAAAGAGGTAGGGGCGTCACGTGACGGGGTGTGCGCTGTCACGTGACGGGGTGTGGTGGTGTCACGTGACGGGGTGTGGCTCTGCGGCGGGGTCTCGCAGGGGCTGTCACGTGACGGGGTGTGGCTGGCACTGTCACGTGACGGGGTGTGGGCTTGGGCGGCAGCCCGCTTGACGGCGTGGTCGGCGGCGGTGCGGGCGGCGCGGGCGGCCGGGGTGAGCCGCCGGTCCGTGCGCAGGACGGCGAGACCGGTCTCCCAGTCGGGCCAGGGATTGACCAGCAGGGTGTACACCGCCGGGCCGGGGTGCTCGCCGCCGCGTGCCTTCTTGGTCAGCTCCAGCAGGCCCATGGCGACGCCCATGCGCAGCACGCGGGAGACGGTGTCCTGGGAGCAGCGGGAGCGGTCGGCGAGCCATTCGACGGACGGGTGCGCATTTTCGCCCGTCTCATAATCCGCACACTGTGCAAGCCACATCAAAACGGACGGAACGGATGAACTCACCGCTTTCCACTCGGGCGATTCACGAGTGGCTTTTGGGCAATCTTTGATCGCTTTGCCCAGGTTGTTGATCCACGCAGATTGGACATTGTCCGCCATCGAGTATTCCCCTCCGTGATGCACAGATCACACCGCGTCCGGTTGCGTGGCAGGCGCCCGGTCGGGGTAAACTGGCATCATTCGTTGGAAGGCACTGGTGATTATGGGCTGGAACCCACACCAGTGCCTTTTGGCTTTCCTAAGCCGCCGTCAGCTTAGTGGCCTGAATCGTTGCCGCACCAAATGCGTATGGCTGGCGTGTCTTCGCTGGGTCGTGCTATACATCGTTTTGTTATGGTCTCGATCCGCGGATCGGCCCCTATGTCTGCAGCGGGGTGTGACCCAGGAGCCCCACCGGTCCACTGTGCCGGTGGGGCTCTCTGCGTCTCATCCGCGTGGCCGCGCCTCCGGGTCGGGGAAGGGCTCGCCGTGGCGCAGGGCGATGCGGATCGCGCAGCTGATGTCGGCGATGATCCCGTCCACCGCCTGGTCGGCCTCGGTGGTGTCTGTACCGGTATGGGCGGAACGGTAGTCGCGATCCTGGGGGGCGCACAGTAGCTCGTCAACGACCGCCAGCAGCGCTGTACGGATGGCTCCGGGCGTGGCGGTGTTGATAAGCAGGGTGAGCCCGTGGGGGTCGTCCTGGGGCCGTATGGCCATATGGTGCTCCTGGGGGGTGGGCCGTCCCCCGCGCTGGGTTCCACTCCGCGCGGGGGCCGGGGCATTCACCCGCCGCCAGGATAGGCGGCGGTACAGCACTGCGGCTGCTCAGGGCGGCGGGTCCACGAAGGACCGGAACTGCGCGTCGGGGCCGTCGGCGGCCAGGATCTCCGCTGCGGCGAACCGCGCGAACACGGTCTCATCCCCCCGCTCGGCGTCCACCAGTACCCGCCAGGCCTGCTCGGCGAGGTCGGGACGGACCGGCAGGCCGCGTCCCTGGGCGGCGAGTATGCACAGCTCCCCCAGGGCCTTCACGGTGGCCTGGTGCTCGGGCATGCGCAGCTCGGCCTGCATGGCCATGTGCTGGGTCAGCCGGGAGCCCAGGTAGCCGCGCAGCCACCCGGCCGTCAGGTAGTCGGCGCCGGGCGGGTGCACGGCCATGTGGTCGGCCAGGGCGGCTTCCATGAGGTGGATGTGGTCGCGGCTCAGGCACACCACCACATCCCCCGGCACGATGTCGGGCTCGTCGCTCACTGGTTCACCTTGCCTTTCTCTACGGCTCCGCAGGCCCGGCAGCCCGTCCACGGCCAGTACCGCGCTGTCACTTTGGGCTGCATGCCCGCCAGGGAGCCCTGGGGCTGGTCCACGGTCATGGCCAGGCGTACCCACATCCAGCCGGTGGCCTGGCAGTTGCGGCAGAACACGGCGGGGCCGCAGTCGTACCAGAGTTCGCGGGTGAGGTTCCTGTCGGTGGGCATGCGCAGCAGGGGTCCGTGCGGGGGTGTGCGCAGCCGGTCGCTGGGACCTGGAGCCTCATGCATCGCGGGCCTCCTCGTACTCGCCGCGGATCTCCCTGGGCAGCGCGGCCAGGTGTCCGGCGCGGTGTTCCATCAGGTATTCCCGCAGCCAGGCGGCATCGGTGTAGGGCCAGTAGGGGCGCCCGCAGCCGGTTTCCTGCATGAAGGCCAGGGCGGCGTCCAGGGCGAGGATGTGGTCCGGGGACAGGTACACGGGGATGTCGCGGTCGTTCATCGGTCCGCCTCGGGTGGGCTCATCGGCCGGCTCTTTTCTCTCGGGGGCGCGTGTAACACAACGCTATCACCCTTGCGGGGACGGGGCACCCTGTACGCATGGGTCCGTTTTGCCCCATCCGTCCCCGCGTGGTATGGTTGTGTTAAACAGCGACCCCGACCACAGCCACCCAGGGCGCCGACCCCTCCTGACCGGCTGCCCCCGGCCGCCAGCGACCGGCCGGGGGTAGCCTGCCCCCCTACCAGCCCGACGAAGGAGCCCACCATGACCTACACCGTGAAGTGGACGGAAGACGCCGCCGCCGCCCGCGACGCCCTCCCCGAGGACCGCCGCGCGCTCCTGGCCAAGGCCGTGGACATCCTGTCCGAGGACCCGTACGCCCCCGGCACCCACGCCGTGGGGGACGGCGACATCCGGGTCACCAACGTTGCCCCGGGGATGGTGGTGGACTACGCGGTCCACAGCCGCTTCGTGTTCCTGTACGTGCTCCAGGTCATGGACGGAACGCTGCTGTGAGGCCGTTCTGATCTGCGCACACCGGCCCCGGATGCCGCTCGGCTTCCGGGGCCGGGTCGTGGGCTGGGCGCTGTGTCCGTTTTGCCCATCTCTGTGGATGGTGATATGGTTGTGTTAACAGCGCAGGGGAGAGCCCGGCGCAGCGCCCCCCCCAGGAGCCCCGATGCACGCCCACTACTACGCCGACGCCGTGTGCACCTGCGGCGAGGACCTCCACGCCGCCCCGGTGACCGGCTATGAGGTCGGCCCGCTGCACTTCTTCATCCAGGACGGCGGCGACTTCACCCACGCCCCCTACGCCGAGGCCCCCTGCGCCACACCCACGCCGGTGCTCTGCGCGGACTGCGGCGACTCCCCCGCCACCTGGGACGAGTACTGCGGACTGTGCCACCCGGCCGCCCTGGACGAGGCCATGCGCGAGCCCGAGTACTGGCACGACCGCTGAGCAGCGGTTTTGCCCAGCCACGCAGGTCGTGATATGGTTGTGTTAACAGCGCGGGACGGGCCCGCCAGCACCCCCCAGGAGCACCCCATGGACGCCGCCGCGCAGCTCGCCGAGGCCGAGGGCCACATCGCCGACCTGATGGCCATGGCCAACCGGTACGAGGCCGTCAGCGACTACGGCCTGGTCGCCTGGGCCCACCGCGAGGCCGGGTGGTGGACGGCCCGCGCCGACACCGCGCGCCGCGCGCTGGCCGCCGCCTGACCCACCGCCCGCCGGTTTTGCATTCCCCGCACCACGTGATATGGTGGTGTTAACCAGAGAGCGCGGGGGTCACCAGGACCCCCGCCAGCATCCCCCCGAGGAGCCCCCCCATGGCCGCCACCCGCTACACCGTCTCCGCCACCGCCAGCTACCCCGCCAAGGCCCTGGCCCGCAAGGAGTCCGCGGTCCGCGAGGCCGACATGCGCGCCAAGGGCGACCGCGAGACCGTCACCGTCACCACCTCCTCGGGCAAGCTCGTCCACACCGCCCAGCCCCTCACCCAGCGCCCGGCGGAGATCGTCACCGTCCCCGCCGACAGCCTCAAGGCCGCACTGGTCGCCATCGCCCAGGACGCCGACGCCGAAGCCTCCCAGGTCCCCGCGACCGACGCCACCGCCGAGTGCGGGTGCCCCGTGGAGATGATCCTGGTCTCCGGCGACCACGACCCCGTGATCTGCCTGGACCTGATCGCCGAGAAGATGCAGGCCGAAGCCGAGCAGCGGAAGGCCCTGGCCGCGCAGACCACTCAGGCCGGCACTGAGCGCCCCAGGAAGAAGAAGGCGAGCACCGCGCCTTCCGCAGGCCGCCGCGCCGCCCTGGGCGACGCCTCAGCGACGGGGTGGGAGCTGCTGTACGACAAGCCGAAGCAGAACTGCGAGGTAGGCCGCCGCGCAGGCAAGTACGCGCTGATCTGCAAGACCCACGCCCACGTGCACGAGCTGTCGCGCCTGACCGAGGAGCGCGCTGTGCGCAGCAACGGTGCCTGGTGCCCGTCGTGCACGGCCGCCGCCTGACCCAACCGCACCCCCAGGGCCACACCGCACGGTGTGGCCCTGGCCCGTACCCAGGAGCAGCTCATGCCCATCTACGCGGTGTACACCGCCAATCCCGCCCTGCCCCCCGCCGACCACTCCAGCGAGGACCTGGAGTGGTTCCGGACGGTGGACCTGGCCCGCGACGAACTCAAGCGCCGCCGCCGCACCGGACGTGGCACCTTCAAGCCGGTGGCCGGGTTCGCCCACGCCTGCCACTGGCCCGACTCCACCGAGCACGCCGTGTTCGACGTGTGGGTGTGCCCGGCCGGGGAACGTCCCGACACCGCCAGCCTTCCGCACGAGCGCTGGGAGACCGGCCCCCGGGGCGGCGTCGTGCGGAGCAGGTACTGATGGCCGACCCGGCCCAGGGCCTGGACTGGGTACCGGTCACGCTGCTGGTCGGCGGCGTGGAAGGGCAGATCGGCGCGATCAGGGTCGGCCAGGGCGGCACCATGGCCGCCCTGGCCGATCTGCTGCGCAGCGCCGCCGACCGGTTCGAGCACGGAGAGAGAGAGCCGATGACCACCGAGACCACCGAGACGTTCGAGGAGCGGGCGGTGCGGATCGCCGCGAGCCTGCCACCGAAGGAGAAGTGCGGCGCGCCTACCGCGCGCGGCGGCCGGTGCAAGCTGGACGCCCGGCCGTCGGGCCGGTGCACCCGCCACGGAGGTGTGTGATGGCCCCTGGCCACCGCACCAGCCCCGAGGACGCCGTGCGCCGGATGCGTCTGATCGCGGCGGCGGTCCGGTCCGGCGGGGACGGCTCCTACGAGCAGGAGCTGTGCGAGCTGTTCACCTACGTTGACCACCACATCCTGAACGGCGGCCGAATCCCCCGCGTATGGGGCGGCCCTGACACCCGCAGGGGGAGCTGATGAGCATCCGCCCGTACTACAGCCAGGACGGAGTCCCCCGCATCACCGTCCGCGTGGAACACCGCTTCTCTCTGGACCGCCTCGCGATGATCCTGTGCGCGGCCGTCGCCGACGAGGACCTGGCGGACATCCTCAAGCTCGGGCCGCCCAAGGTCCGCGAGCTGATCCGCGAGCAGCTGCGCACCCACGGCCTGGACATCGACGGCTGGGCGGACGGCCTGGACTACGTCGAGACCGAATACGTCCGCAGCGCCTGCAAGGTAAAGACCACCCTCGCGTTCCCCGAACTTGCCGAGCTGACCGGCGCCTCCCGCGCCAACGCCAGGAAGGACTACCTGTGACCGTCTACCGGCTCACCTACACCGAGGAAGCCGCCGCGACCCGCGACGCGCTGCCGCCGGAGCGCCGCCGCCTGTTCGAGCGGGCGGCGGCCGTGCTGGCGCGGGACCCCTACAACACCCTCGGCACGGCTGCGCTTTCCTCCCAGGAGGAGCGCAAGGCGTACCTCGCTCCGGGGCTGATGGTCGAGTACTACGTACGCCGCAGCGTGCTGGTGATCATCGTGTTTGAGGTCTTCGACGAGTCCGGGTATCTGACGGACGAAGGAGCGTGACGCGTACATGCGTAACGGTCTGCGCAGATGAATGACAGGCTGGCTGTCCCGCCGGGGCAGACTGGTGCGGGATGAGTGCAGTTCAGGGCCCTGGGGCAACCCGGGGCCCTTTCATCTGCGCAGATCGGTTTGTATGGACCTACCCCCCTGCGCGAGCGTTGTGTTGCAGCCCCGCCCGCGCAGAGCGATATGGTTGTGTTGCACGAATGTCCGGTATGGGGTTATGGTGAGGTTTCATTCCCCACCGGCCGGACACCGGCCCCCACCCAGGAGCAGCCCCCATGACCACCCAGCCCCCCAACGCACCCGCCCCCGCCAAGCAGCCCTTCGGCACCAGGCTCCGCGCCCAGATCGCCGAGATGTCCGCCGCTGCGGCACCGGCCCCGGCTCAGGCGGCACCACCCCCCGCCGCCACCAGCTACACCCTGCCCGACGGGCAGGCCGTCATCATCAACAACAACGTGGCCGCCTCCGCCTCCGCCGGATTCGGCTACCCGGGGTGGCACCGGTGCCCGCGTCAGCAGTCCCCCGGGGTGCACGCCATGCTCTTCCTGTTCACTGCCGGGATGGGCAACCTGTTCTACAGCGCGTACAAGTCCTCGCGCCGGTGCCGCTTCCACTAACCTCCGCATGATATGGTGAAGTTTCATACGTCACCGTACGGAGAGGAGGACCCCCGCATGCCAGCGACGCTGCACGGCGGCGACATCAACGCCCGAACCCGCCGCTTCCTGACTCTGGAGGAGTCCTGCGAGTCCATCGGCATCAGCCGCGTGATGGGCTGGCGTCTGCAGAAGGAACACGCCTGGCCCACGCCGGACGTGCACATCGCCCCCAACAGCGACGGCTGGGACGCCAAGCGCATCCTCCAGTACGCCCGCGACACCGGCCGCATGAACGCCCGGGGCGAGCACACCCGCGCCGCCGAAGGCTCCATGGCGTTCGCCGCCGCCATCGTGGACCGCTCCTACCACGCCCGGCCCCGCATCCTGCTCGGGTCCACGGTGTGCTCCGCCGCCTGGGGAATGAACCCGCTGGGCGTGTACCACCTGCGCCGCCGGTCCAACTTCATCCCCGCAGCAGTCCGCGTCGGGGAAGGATTCGGCTGGGAGGAATGGGACGTGATCGAGTACGGCCTCCAGACCGGCCGCCTGGACCCGGACCGCATCCAGACCTGGCTGGAGCGCCGCACCGCCGACTACCCCAGCCTCGGCGAACCCACCTGGCTGGACAAGATCAAGGCAGCGGCCTGACGACACGCTAACGGGCGCACCCCCCACACGACCCCAGCCCGGAGACAGTGGGAGGCACGCCCGACGACCGACCAATCACCCTGCCCCGAGAAGGAACCACGATGACCGCCGCACCCACATCATCCACGGACGAACCCGCCGCGTCCACGCGCCTCCCGGCAAGCCGCACCATCGGCCACACCGACGTCCCCCAGGAACTGTCCGCGATGATGCAGCTGGCGGAGTTCCTCGCGCAGGCCGACGAGATCGTCCCCGAGCGCTTCCAGGGCAAGCCCTCCAACCTCCTGGCCATCATGCTCCAGGCCCGCGCCCTGGACATCCCCCTGGCCATCGCCTGGGGCGAACTGTTCGTCATCAAGGGAGCCGTAGGCCGCTCCGCGCGCCTGGCCCACGCCCTGGCGCGCCGGGCCGGACACCGGCTGCGGCTAGCCGAGTCCGACAACCGGCACGCCATGCTCCTGATCCAGCTGGCCGGGGAAACCGACCCCCACGAAGTCCACTACACCATCAACGACGCCAACCGGCTTGGCCTGACCGAACCCCACCGCGACAAGCACGGCAACTGGGTCAAGCAGCCCGCCAACATGCTCATCGCCCGGGTGACCACCCGCGCCATCCAGCGCCACTGCCCCGAGGTGCTGCTCGGGCTGAACTTCGGCAGCGACGACGACGACGACATGCCCGCCGGAGTACCGGCCGCCGCCGCTATCGCCGCCAGCACCGAACGCGCCGCCCGCGTAGCCGAACTCCTGGAGCAGGCCGAGGAGCTGATGGCCAACGCCAGCACCCCCGACGTACGCCTGAAGGAACTGCGGGAACTGTGGGAGGAATGCGTCCCGGTCCTGGACGAGCCCACCGCCGACGGCCCCACGCTGCGCCAGCAGATGCTCGGGTGGATGGCCACCACCAGCCACGCCGCCGACCAGCACCGCCAAGCCGCAACCACCGCCCCGCCGCCGCCCCCGGCCCGCACCAGGACTCCCAAAGGCCGCGCCGCACGCACCCAGGCACCCCCGAGCCCCCCTGTCACACCGGACGGGCAAACTAGCCCCCGTACGGCCCCGTGCGGCTGCCTGGTGGACACCCTGCTGGCGGCAGACGGAGCACACAGCCCCAACTGCCAGGAGAACCCGTGACCGGCGACACCCCGGACCCGCTACCGCAGGACCACCCCCTGCGGACCTGGGCCAACCAGCTGGGGCTCCTGGCCGAACGCGGCTACCGCGCCGCCAACCGCTACCACCAGAGCGCCCGCAGCACACCGTGGGCACTGTCCATGTCCGGACTGGGCGGCTGCGTCCGCCAGGCCGCGTTCAGGCTCGCCGGCACTGAGCCCAGCGACGCGGAGCTGTCCCTGGACCAGGACGCCCGCCAGGCCCTGCACGGCACCTGGGTCCATGCCGGACTCCTGCCCCACTACGTCCAGCAGCTGGCCAGCGCCCACTTCGAGGTCCCGCTGCGGCTGGACGTGTTCACCCCCGACGGCACCGTCACCATCCACGGCTCCGCGGATGTCCTGACCGCCGACCACGGCGGCGGGATCGTGGACGTCAAGACCGTCGGCGCACACCAGGTACCGGAGCGGATCGCGAAGGGGGCGTCCTGGGCGCACCGGTGGCAGGTGCGCGGGTATGCGGCTGCCGCCCGCCAGCAGGGCTTCCCGGTGACGTGGATCTCCTGGCTCTACATCGACCGCGACACCGGCCACGCCGAAGCCCACATCGAGCCGTTCACCGACCAGGACGAGCAGTCCGTACACGCGCGTATCGCGTGGCTGGTGAGCCTGGCGGCGGAGCCCGACGAGACTCCCAGCCTGCGCGGGCCCGGCCTGGACTGGGCGTGTGACTCGTGTGCGTGGCTGCGGCGGTGCTGGGGCCCCGACGCCACCCCCGGGGACCGCTCGGTGATCGCGTACGGGGACGACGAGAACGTGACCCTGGCTGCGAAAGAGTACGTGCGGCTGCGGGACCAGAAGAGCGCCCTGGAAGACGAGATGGAGTTCTGGTCGGCGGCGGTCGGCCGCCCGGCCAAGGGCCAGTACGGCGACCTCACCATCACCTACAGCAAAGACGGCTCCCAGGTCGACCCGGCCGCCGCCGCCAAGCTGCTGAACGAGATGGGCGTCAGCGTTCCCATGCGGCCGGTGGCCGGGCGCCGGTACGTGCGCCGGGCCGAGCGCCGCTGACCGGCCGCGCGAACTGCCGAGAGATCGGGAGTCGCGCGGCCAGCGACACCGGAGGCTAACCCATCAGTGCGGCCAGGGCCTGAAGCGGGGGTACCCGCTGCGTATGCGCGGCAGACATGACCATGTCCGCACAGACGAACATCAGCGCCGTGCACGCATCACGCCGGTCGTCCTCCGGGTGCGTGAACAGGGCCTGGGCGATGGCCCGCGCGGTGGCGGGCTGCCGGTTGAACTGCGTAGTGACCATCTGCCCCGCGTACCGCATCGCGGTGTCGGTCTCCTTGAGCCCGAACGTCAGCTCCGGCTTCGGGTTCGGATGCGGCCCGTACATGATCCGCAGCGCCTCGGCGGCGATCCGCGCTATCTCCACATGCCCGTCCACGTAGTGGTAGGCGGTGATCGCGGAACGGATCTCCTCGGCCGTCAGGTGATCGTGGTGGACATCATCGCCTTCGCCGCCGCAGTGCGCCAGGGCGAGGGTGTCGGCCAGCAGCGTACGCATCTGCGGGGACAGGACCGGACTCGTCATGGGACAACCGTAGCGCCCCAACCCACCCGCGCCTTGATATCATTGTGTTAACACCCCTGGCTTGGAGCAACCCGTGCAGAAACACATCGGCCAACCGGCCCGCCCCACCTGGACCCCGCCCGCATTCCTGGCCGCCGTCCGCGAACACGCCGCCTTCATGGCCGAGGGCATCCGCATGTTCGGGCCCGAAGCCGAACGCGTGGTGGACAACATCGCCAACGGCCGCTCCGGAATGCTGCCCGTCGGGTTCCCCGAGATGCTCACCTACACCCTGGCCGACCTCGCCAGCTGGCGGGTGTTCGAACGCCACCGCGAAATGATCATCACCCACCCCCGGCACACCGACCTGCTGGTGGAGTCCGCACAGGACGGCGACACCCTGATCCCCGGCCGGTTCCTGCTGGAACAGCCCTACACCAACCCGCTGTTCCTGTTCCCCCAGGGCATCCCCTGCCTGGCCTCCGACGGCCAGGACGCCCGCATCATCGCAATAGCGACCTCCGGCGCCGTAGCCGGGTACAGCGAGGACCTGGGCAACACCGGAACCATGGTCGACACCGACGACCCGCGCGCCAACGGCTTCCACGCCACGGTGATCGCCGAGGTCATCAACGCCGACGGCACCGTCACCGACAACGACTGGTGCCACCTCACCTTCAGCCTCACCCGCCACCAGTCCGTCCTGGCCTACGTCGAACAGGCCATGCGCCATTTCCGCTTCAACGGCGACACAGGCGAACCCGACCAGCTGCACCGCGCCTCCTACCTGATGCGGTGCGCATCCCTGGCCGTCACGCATATGCTCTACGCGGCCGTGCAGGGGGCCGACTTCGGCCCGGAGCGCAAGACAGGCACCTCCGCCCCGCCCAAGCGGCGCGGCGGCCGTACCCAGGCCAGCGCAGCGAAGTCGGCCGCCTGGCGGGAGATGGGCTTCCAGATGGGCGCCGCCGTCGAAGCCCAGGCCACCCGCCAGCAGCAGGACCGCGCCGCCGCCGAAGCCGCCGGACAGCGCTACGTCCGCCCCCACCGCCGCCGCCCCCACTGGCACACCTACCGCACCGGCCCGGCCAGGGACACCCCGGTGCTCAAGTTCCTGTCCGAGATCCGCGTCAACGGCTACGACCCGGCCACCGACCCCCACGTAACCGGCCACCGGATGGGCTTCCCGAGCGCCCCGGCGTCAACCTTGTAACCTGGACCTACCACCACCATGAGGGAAGGAACCCGATGGCCATCACCACCACCAAAGGGCGGCGAGTCGATGCCCGCGTGGACGCCCTGCGCGGACTGGGAGAGACCGGACTGGTCCGCTACCTCCGCTACGACCGCCCCCACTCGGCCTACATGGTCGCCGCCGCCAACGGCACCGAGCGCGACCTCAAGGGCAAAGACGTAGCCGTGTACGTGGCCGGGTTCGCGGACTGCGCAGCCGGAATCGGCACAGCCATAGACGAAGCCGTCGACGCAGCACTGGCCTCTGGCGTGACCGACCGCGACTCCCTCATCAAGGCGATCCGCTCCGGACTGTCCAAGCAGGTACTGCGGCGCGTTGCCGACGCCAACTCCCTTATGGAGGAGCCAAAGCGCGTAGCATAAGCAGCGCGCCTCACGACGCACCCCACGAGCCCCCCGCCTACTCACCCGGCGGGGGGCTCGTGCGTTCACGGGACAAGCACACCCCGGGGGCGTTAACGTGCCAGGACCAGCCGGGGAGCGGGGGCGTACGCCGGTAGCTTTGAGCGGCCTCCTGGCGACGGGCCCCGGTCCCCGGCCGGGCAGTCGCCCCGGGCCGCCGGAGAGCGGCCACCGGAGCAACGAGGGCCAACCTAGCGCGACAACACGCGCCTGTCTGCCGGGCGACAATCTTGTCCGCATGTGAACGTTAGCCGTATGGACAATGCCGCCATCGCGCTGGCCTGGTTGCTCCTGGGCTGCTTCTGCATCGGCTGGGGCGTCATCCTCTTCGTGGTGTGGTGGCACCTCCACCACCACGACGACCCCCACGACGACCAATGACGCTCACAACCACCCGGTTGCCCGCGCCCCGACGCGACAGCCCCCACCTGCGACGCAGAACGGTCACAACCGGCGGTCACAACCCGGGGCCTCCTGCCCCCCGGTCGTAGGAGGCCAGACCCGCCCGCCGCACCACCCGCCGCGCCGTAGCCTCCGAACACCCCAGAGCCGCCGCTATCCGCGACGGAGCCCAGCTGTCGTCCCGGTACCAGGCCACCGCTAGCCGCTGCTGCTCCGCACTCAGCGCCGGGGGCCTGCCGCCCTTGCGCCCGGCGTCGGCGGCATCCCGGACCCGCTTGCGGATGGTCCGCAGCTCGGCACCGGCCAGCACGAGCAGGATCTCGAACATGGTCTGGGCGGAGTGGTCGTCCATCTCCGGGCGCAGGATCAGACCCGCCTGCACGATGTGCAGCTCCGCCTTCTGCGCGCGGATCAGGTCCAGCAGGTCCAGCCCCTGGCGCACATCACGCGCGAACCGGTCCACATGCAGCACGCCCAGGCGGTCCTCAGGCAGGAGCTGGTGAACGAGACTCCTCAGCGCCGGCCGATCCACGTCGCCCCCCAGCCGCTCCACCACCGGCGGCGGATACCCGGCCTGGGCCAGGCCGTGACGCTGGCGGGTGAGGTCCTGGGCGTCCGTGGAGACGCGGGCATACGCATACAGGGCACCGGGCTGGGGTGTGGTCATGGCCGTACGCTACGCTGCACCGGCTGAGTGGTCCTCGCAGGGGTCAACTCGGCTGGGGCCGTGCGGTCCAGGGGCGTCTCACTACCCAATCCTGGGCACGCCCGCACGGCCCCACCCAGCGCCCCTAGTGGATGCGGGGCTCCCGGTCGGGCTCGTGGCCCTGCTCGGGATCCTTGGACACCGACAGCAGCAGCAGCACCAGGCCGACGCAGCCCAGTGACCCGGCCAGCGCGATGACCGAGACGATGCCCCACCACGGCACCCCGGTCTGCGCCAGCTGCGGCGGACGCGGACGCGGATGGTTGTGGCCGACCGTCACGCCGCCGGTAGACGAAGAAGCCCGAGGCGTGGCGGTCGGCTTCGGGGTGCCGGTCCGCCCCGGAGGGGTCAAGGACGGTGACACCGCAGGCACGCTCGCCGGGTGCGTGGCCGGTGCGGTCACGCTCGGGGACGGCCCCGGTGTCGGCACACCGGTGCAGGAGCAGTCGGTTGGGACGGGTCCCGGATGATGACCGGCTACCGCCGCTGCCATAGGACCGGCCAGCACCGCCGCCACGACCACACCCGACCCGAACAGGCACGAGAGCCCACGCATCGACACTCCCCTTTTTGCTGCTCGGGCCGGAGCGGCCAGTAACCCTGCTTTCCGCAGCCCCACCCTGACCCCGCCCGCGCCCAGCACAGGGAGGCGCGCTGACGGTTACCCCGTACGGGTCATCCGTGCAAGCGGTAACCCGCCGTGGCCGCATGTGGCTAGGCTCTTCTGCATGACACCCCAGCCCCAGTACCGCGAGAACTACGTAGCCGCGCAGCAAGTCCTGGAAGACATCCTCAGCATCTACATCGAGCGCGGTGACCGTGAACTGGCCGCCGCCACGTGGCTGCTGATGGAACACGGCCACTGGGCCGAGCAGCTGATCACCAGGGGATACGTGGCTCCCGGCCTGCACGGCGGCGAGTTCCAGATCCGGTGGACCACCCTCGCCCACTCCCTGACCGACGAGGACCTGCGCGGCAGCGCGCTGTACGGCACCGGCAGCGAACTGGCTGTACTGAGGGTGTGCCTGGCCATCGCCCAGCTCGGCCGTACGCCGCTGCCGTCGCTCACCTCCCTGGACGACACCAACGTGCGCCGGGTGCTGTATGCGCTGGCCTGGGCCGCCAGCGGCCAGGACTACGCCCGCAAGCTCGGCCTGTACGCGGCATGAGCGACGACTACGAGATCGACATGGGCGACCTGGCCACCCCGTTCGCCGACCCGGCGATGAACCGCGCCTACCACTTCAGCATGAAAGCCACAGCCTTCACCCTCAAGCGCTCCACCAGCCCCGGCCAGGTCGAAGAGCTCATCATGCGGTTCCTCGCCGAGGACGGCGACAACGCCTCCGCGCTGGTGCAGGTCCTCGCGGACACCTTCATCGAAGGCAGCACGATGATGTTCGGCACCGGCGACACCCCGCAGACCGTGGGCGATCCGCGGATGCTGATCCGCACCCCCGAAGACGACGCCGAGATCGAATTCATGATGCGCGACCACCCCGTGTTCATCCAGAACATGGGCCTGGTCGCGCGGAAAGAAGCCGTCGCGATCAGCCGCCAGGCCTCGGAGGACTCCCTCTACCTGGTACGCGAATCCGCCGACCGGGACACCCCGGCATGGACGCCGCGCGTGATGGAGGTCCTCAACGACGGCCGCCGCTGCTTCGCGGTGTGCGTGTTCCTGGTCCAGGTGGTGTCCAAGCTCTACATGCTCAACGCCATCGTCCACGACGTCACCCACGGCAACGGCCAGCACGACGACGACGACAGCGACAGCACCCAGCCGGACGGCCCCCCGGCGGGCGGGGAAAACCCGCCGGGGGACCGCTGCGAATCCTGAGCAGCCGTCGGCCGGCTCAGTCACCCAGGCGGTGAATGGTCAGGGTGGCGAAGCCGATCGAGTCCGAGGTCACTGCTGCTGTGCCGAACCGGGCTTGCATGGCGAACTGTGTCCCTGCTGCCACCTCGCCGGAGAAGTGGACGGTGGACAGGTAGGTGGCGCTGGCAGGCGTAGCCGTGTTGCCGAACGAGCTGGGGGCGCCGAGGAGGTTGGACACCACGCTGGCTGTCGCGGCACTGACGACCACGGTGTGCCGCAGCAGCATGTCCACGGCGTAGGTGCCCGCCTTGAGGACGGTGACGGAGCCGTCCGCGTTGACGGTGAAGTCTGCCGGGCCGGAACTGGACCGCTCTGCTGCCGGGATCTGCGTGAATGCGGTGGTCGAGGTGCTGATCGGTGTGGCGGCGGCATTGCCGCCGGACCAGAACGGAGCCGGGCCCTGGTAGAGGCCGCCGTCGCTGCCGAGAACGAGAGTGTTGTGGGAGTCGGCGGAGAGCCTGAGGGAGACTTCGTAGGGGTCGGTGTCGGTGCCGGTGCCGGACGCCACGATAGGCGCCGTGGCATCCACCACAGCGGGGGGCACCAGTAGGCCGCCGTCGGAGCCGTTGCGGGCCCGGTTGCCTGGGTCGCCGGAGTACTCCAGTTCCACCTGCCACGGGTCCGCTACCGTGCCCGCGCCGGTGATTACAATCGGCGGCAGCCCGTCTAGGGCCACCTGCTCCAGCAGTGCCGCCACATTCACGCTGACGCCGAACTCCGGAGTCCGGTCATCGACGGTGACCGTATCGTCATCGGCGACTACCGACCCCAGCCCGGCCGGGCCCTGGGGGCCGGTGGCGCCGGTGGCGCCGGTGTCGCCCTTGGGGCCCTGCGGCCCCACTACCACGGCCTGGCCGGTGTCGGAGTCCACCGGGGCCAGATCCGCCAAGTCCAGCGGACTGGTGCCGCAAGGCAGGTTGATGTAGTACGCGGTGGGGCAGGCCTGGCACGACACCCGTACCGTGACCTTGTACGTCCAGCCTTTCGGGTTCACTGCCGCCTGGTCGGTGCAGGGAAGATCCACGCTGATGGAGCCGTTGCCGTCCAGCTGGGCTGTGATCACGCCCTGCATGAAGGCGTTGTCGGGGGCGACGGTGATGGTGCAGGGGCCGGGCTCGAACTGCACCACCCCCGTGCACGGATTGCCGTCCAGGTCCAGCCAGGTACCGGTGACCGTGACCGACTCGACTGAGGCTGCGCGTCCGGTCATCAGGCACCATCCACGGGGATCACTCCGCCAACGGTCTGCGGGCCCAGGCGCTCCAGCCCGAAGTACACCTGCGACACGACACCGACCGTGACCGAGGTGGTCTTGAACGCGGTGAGGGAGAGCGCGGTACCGGCCGCCAGCGGCAGGATCAGGCTATAGGAGTGATCGACCATGCCCGAGCCCAGGCGCATCACGGCCGCCGCCGCCAGCGACCCCGCCCCGGTGAGCGTGGCCCGCATACCCACCTGCGCGGTGGCGGAGCTGGCCTGGGTGCAGTTGAGCACGGCCTGAACGCTGATCTTGTAGACCCCGGCCCGCACCACCGTGACCACCCCTCCGGCCAGGGTGTAGTCCGCTGCGACAGTAGCCGTAGCCGCCACCGACAGCGGAATCACCACCCCGGCCGTAGTGATCGGGGTGAAGGCAGTGTTGTGATACGAGGCGTACGACGGATTCGCGGACACCTCGAACGCGGAGCCGTCGCCGGTGACGGTGATGCCGTCACCGGCGGACACGGTCGTGGAGGATGCCGAACTGATGATGTACGGGTCGGCGCTGGTGCCCGCACCGGTGACCGTGATGTTGTCACCGGCGGCGATAGCGGTGTCACCGGTCTGGTTGGACGTGGAGATCACGTAGGGGTCATCCGTGGTGCCCGTGCCGGTGATCGTGATCGCGTTTCCGGCGTCCAGGGCGGTGGGCGGCACCAGTAGGCCGCCGTCGGTGCCGTTGAGGAGCAGGTTGGGCTGGTCCGCCGAGACCACCACACCGATGGTGTAGGGGCTGCCCGCCGAGCCGTTGCCGCTGATGGTGATGGCGCCGTTGGGCTGTTGGGCCGCCAGCGCACATCCGCATGATGTGCTGCATCCGCATCTGGCCACTGGGGTCAGCTCCCTTGCTCGGTGACCGGCACTTCTTCGCCGGTGGTGGTGTCGGTCCAGTGCTCGGTGCCGTCCGTGTCGAACGTGACGGCGACCTCTATGCGCGTCCCGGTGGAGCGGGCCGAGACGGGGAGTTGCATGGTGGAGGTGTTGACGGTGTACTGCGGCCGGGCCCAGGGCATGGGGCCGCGCGCGATGGCGATGGCGATCTGCGTGTACGGGTCCGCGGATTCGAAGGCTCCCGGGTCCAGTTCCCTCATCAGGCACCTCCGGCTACGGTCAGCGGACTGGCGGAGATCGCGATGGTCTCCCCTGCCGTGCCCCATGTACCGGTGACCCCGGTCAGGCGCATGCCCTGGGACACGGGGCGGCAGTAGTCCTGGATGTTGATGTCGATGCGTTCCCCGGGCACGAGCTGTTCCACGGTGACCGGTGCCAGGGGGTTCAGGCCGGAGTTGGCTGGGCTGGAGATGGCCAGGGGTGCGGGGTACCGGCCGCCCAGCATCGATAGTGCTGCGGCTCGCAGTTCGGCGGTGGTGGCGTCCTGGGCCTGCATCCGGGCCAGTCGGTCCAGGCGCCCGTAGGGGGTGCCGGTGGTGCCGGTCCAGTAGGTGTTGACGGTCTGCGAGAAGTCCGTGGAGTTCTCCGGCTGGGTGGTGGCGATGCCTACGGTGGCGGCGGAGAGTCCGGCGCGGGTCACGGTCGGGCTCGCGGTGAAGTCGCGTTCGGTAAGGGTGGCCTGCGGCTGGGCGCTGTCGGTCAGGCGGTCGCGCAGGAACATCACCCGGCCGATCGTGGTGTAGTCGAAGCCGTAGTTGGTGGCGAGGTCGTTGATGATGTTCAGGACGTAGTCCACGATGTTCCGCGAGGCGAACGTAGGCCGGGAGCCGGAGTCCTGGCGGACGATGTACGCGAGCATCTTGGGGTAGTCGTGCGGCACCGACCACACCGCGTCGTTCAGGTTGCTGGTGATGTAGTTCAGCGCGATCTGGGTTGCGTCGATCGCCCCGGTGGCGGCGACGGGGAACCGGTTGACCAGCGCCGCCAGCCACGCGGTCACGTCCTGCGCGGAGACCACCACGGTGGATTCCGTCTCGTCGATCTGCGTGATCGGGCCCTGCCATACCAGGGCGGTGTCCCGGTAGATCGACAGCTCATGGCACCACGGCTCGGCCGCCCCCAGCAGCTGGCAGCAGTCCGCCCCCATCGACGGCTTGGCGATGGTGACCGAGGCATCCGCTGTTGCCGACAGCACCCGCTCCCAGGTGACGCCGGTGATGCCGTTGATCTGCCCGGAGCGGAACGGCTGCGCGCCGCCGCGCCAGTGCACGATGGCGGTGTACGTCTCTGCGCACCCCAGCTCCCCGCTCACTGGGCATCAGCCCGGGGCACCATGCGGATTCGGGCTACGGCGTCGGTGGAGTAGTTGACCGGCGTCAGGATCTGCACGCACAGCCCCGACGGGCAGTCGAACACGGGCCACGTGAACGCCCCGCCGGAGGCCCCGTACAGCACCGGTTGGCCCTGGGTTGCGCCGAAGCCCTGGCCGCAGTCGATGTAGGCGCGCTGGACGCGGCCGTCCAGGGTAAGGTCGGCGGTGGCCGGGGTGTAGAGCACACCTACGTCAGTGCAGGCCGCACAGGGGTCCACTCCGGCCACGGCACAGTCCAGTCCGGCCGGGTTCCCGAAGAACCTGAGCACCAGGTAGCGCAGGTCCACCGATCCGGCCTGGATCTCGATCAGCGGCACCGACTCCCCCCACGCCGGAAGCGTGAGCGGGGAAGCGGACAGCCACTGCTCGTAGTACTGGAGTCCGGCACTGGGCGTCCAGCACGGATTCGCGGGCACAGCCACCGCCGGGGGCAGCGCCGGCTCAGGGCACAGCGCATCCGTGGGCGGGCACGCCAGCGCCGTAGGGCAGACCGGTACGGCCGCCGCCAGGGTGGTGATGGGGCCCTGGTCCAGGGGAACCCAGTCCCCGGCGCCCACGTTGATGGGCTCGCGGTAGATGAAGGGCTTCCCGGCCACGAGCGTGAACGTGGCACTGGACAGGACGCCCTTGGTGGTGCCGGTGCAGCAGGACGCGGCCTGGTCGCACTGCCCGGCGGACACGTAGTTGCGTTCCGTCTCGGTGATGCCGTCCAGGATGCCGACGTCGTACAGGTGCCGCAGGGCGGTGTCGGCCGGGTTGTCGCGGTTCAGTGGGTCCGGGCACACCCGGAACATGCACAGCTCGTCGCCCTGGCAGTCGCCCCCGGCACACGCGCCGCCCTTGAGCACCGCCGCCATGAACTCGTACCCGTAGGCCATGCCGATGTCGTCCAGGGCCACCAGCATCACCGTGTACACGATCTCCCGCGCGGGGCGCCGCAGCGCACCCAGCGCCGACCCGTCACCGACCAGCGCGACCGGGGTGCGTTCGACGGTGGCGGAGGTGAACCCGGACACCCCCAGCCCGATCACGCCCAGGAACCGCGCGGACTCGGGGCGGCTGGGGTCGTACCAGGGGGCGTTGTCCAGGTCGGGATGGCCGGTGTACGGGGGATCATCCACGGAGCGGTTGAAGCCGTCGCAGGAGCCGCAGCGCACGTCGATGCCGTGGGCCTGGGCGCTGGTGGCGGCCATGGCGTTGTTGATGATCTGGGTCCCGCCCAGTTCCGCATAGCCCGCATACATCAGGCCGCTCCCATCAGCTTCGAGGCGATCAGTTCCGCAGTCCGCCAGGCCACGGCCTCAGGGGATTCGGCGTTGGACACCACGGTCATGTTGAACGTGTTGCCGACTCCGGCCCCCTGCTGCGCGAGGAGCTGGGTCAGGCCGGACTGCTGCGCCAGCTGCACGGCGCGGTCGGGGTTGGTCATAGGGATCACGACTTCGGTCCCGGCCTCACCGATCAGCGCCATCGTCGGCCCGGTCACCACGGCACCCTTGGCCAGGGTGATCGGGCTGATGTGGACGCCGGGGACCTTGTTGAACCCGGAGATGATGGTGTTGATGGCCGAGACGGCGCCGCCCAGCGCTGACTTGAAGGCCCCGGACAGGATCGAGCCCATCCCCGACAGCGCATCGCCGATCTTGCCGGGCAGGCCGGTGAAGAACCCGAGGATGTCGCTGATGCCCCCGGTCACGGCGGACTTGGCCCCGGACCACGCAGACGAGAACACCCGGCTCAGCGTGGAGCCCAGCGCCGAAAGCCCCGACCCCACCCGGCCGGGCAGCGCCGTCACGAACCCGACCACGGCACTGATCGCTGAGGTGGTGGCGCTCTTCGCGGTGTTCCAGGCCGTGCTGAAGACGCTGGACAGGGTCGAGCCCAGCGCCGCGAGCCCCGCCCGGACCCGGCCGGGCAGCGCCGTGACGAACCCCACGATGGCGCTGATGATCGTGGTGGTGACGGTGCGGGCCAGATTCCACGCGGCGGTGAACAGGTTGGACAGCAGACCGGGCAGGGCCGCCAGCGCACCCACGATCAGCGCAGGCGCGTGGATCACGCTGGTGACGATCAGGCCGATGCCGATACCGACCGCGACAAGGCCAGCATGGAGCGCGCCGGTGAACAGGTTGGCCAGCTGGCCGGGCAGCGCCGTGAGGACCGCCAGGATCTGGCCTGGCAGCGCGGTGAAGAACCCGACTACCGCCGTGACCCCGGCGGTGACGCCGGTCGTGATGGCGGTCCACATACTCGAGAAGAGGCCGGTGATCTGGCCGGGGAGTGCCGAGATCGCGGCCCAGACCTGCGTGCCGAACTGCACGAACCAGCCGATGATCAGCGGGACGGCGGTGATCACCCCGGTCACCAGCGCGGTGATCCCGGTGGCGAAATCGGCCAGGGTGGTGATCACCGCCTGGATGATCGGCACCACGACGTTGATCGTCACCCAGGAAAGGATCAGCGTCTCGAACTGGAGCATGGGCCCCAGCAGCGGCAGGATCGCCGTCTCCAGCTGCACCATCGCGTTGACGATCTGGAGCAGCGGGGCGATCAGCGGCGGCAGCAGCGGCAGCAGCGGCTGGAACACCTGCACGACCAGCTGAAGGAACAGCGGGATCAGCGGGGCCAGGGCCGTGACCAGCTGCGTGAAAGCCGGGAGCAGGCCGCTGATCAGCAGCGGCACCAGCGCGATGATCGGCGGCAGGAGCGTGGTGATGGCCTGCGCGAAGGCCTGCCCCAGCATCGCCGCCACCGGGGCCAGGGCGGCTTCCAGCTGGTTCAGGGCGGAAACGAGGATCGGGAACAGTGGCGCCAGGCTGGTAGCCAGTGCCTGGACCACTGGCGCCAAGGCGGCAGCCAGCAGCCGCAGCGCCGCCCCCAGCACGGACCCGAACAGTCCGGCGATCTGCCCGACGACAGGCAGCAGCGGGCCGAATGCCCCCAGCAGGGCATCGATGCCGTTCAGTGCGGAGGCCAGGCCGGGACCCAGCGCGGACAGCGCCCCCCCAAGCCCCACCACGAAGGAGTTGATCTGCGCGCCAGCGGTACCGGTGCCCTGGCCGATGGCCGCGAACAGCTCCCCGATCCCGGCGCCCAGCGCGGTGAAGGCGGGGGTGAGCTGGGCGAAGGCGGGCATCATCGCCTGGAGCATGGTGGTGATGCCGGACAGCACCCCGGCCAGCAGGGTGCCCGTGGGCCCGGACATCAGGCCCATCGCCGTGACGAACTGCTCGATCAGGGGCACCAGCGAGGTCAGCACCGGGGCCAGCCCGGCGAACATGCCGGTGATGGCGGCCTGGCCCTGGGTGGAGTTGATGAACGCCAGTAGCTGGCCGGTCAGGGTGCCCATCAGGGTCGCGGACTGGGTCAGGACCGGCGTCAGCGTATGCAGCGTTCCCACCAGGCCGGTGACCCCGGCTTGCATCGGCGCCCACATCGCTGCGCCGACTTTGGATTGCAAATCGGTGATGACGGGCGTCAGGGTGGTTTTGATGTTCGTGCCGACGGTCTGCATCGCCAGCGCGAGGGTGCCGCCCCCGGCGGCGGCCAGCCCCAGTGCCCCGGCCAGGCCGCCGATGAGGACCGGGGCGTTGGCCAGCGCGAGGGTGATCGCGGCCATCATGCCGCCGCCGAATGCTCCGCCGGCCGATGAGCCCTGGGAGCCGAGGGAGCTGGTTTCGCGGGCCAGGGTAGTGCCCAGGGCAGAGGTGTCGGCATCCACACGGATGTTGACCGCGTTGGCTTCCTCGCGGGCGCGCCACGCGGTCAGCTCGGCGTCGGCCGGGGTGGTGTCGACGTCCACCGGGATCTCGATGCTGATCTTGTTCACGCGGATCTGCAGCGCGGCCAGGTCTGCGTCGAAGTTGGTGGTGTCGGCGCGGACTTCGATGAATGCCTGGGCAAGCGCCATCAGGTGACCTCCTGGCCGGACAGGGCGGCGAACTGCGCGGCGGCGGCCATGAAGTCGTCGGCTTCGTCCTGGGGCTTCCACAGCGGTACCGCGTTGGGGCCGTGGGCCAGCGGCCCGGGAATGCCCTCGCGGCGGCCCAGGTCCCGGTCCAGGCGGTTCAGGCCGCGTTCGTCGGCGACGGCCGCCAGCAGCGCCCGGTACGCCGCCACCAGCGCCACCCGGGGCGGGTGTGCGAGCAGATCGGCGATGCCGTGTTCCATGGCCCAGCCGCTGATCCGGGCCCAGTTGGCTCCGCATACCGCTGCCAGGCGGCACGCCCAGGCCCATTCGTAGGCGGTGACGCCCCGTACGACATCAGCGGCCAGCTGCGCGGCGTCGGTCGCGTCGAAGGAGTCTTCGGCGTCGGCCAGACGCCGTTCCAGGACATCCGCGGGCTGCATCGCGGCCACGATGCCCCACCAGTCCGCGCAGGCCAGTCGCTCCAGCCACCAGTGCGTGTCCCCGCCCAGCAGCAGTTCCTCCCCGTCGACCAGCACGGTCACCGGCGGATCCTGGGGCAGTACGAAGCCGCCCAGCGTGCTGGGCGGTGCGGTGGTGGCCGGGGTGCTCATTCAGTCCTGGCCTGGGCGGCGGTACGACGGGCCGGGGTGCGGGAGCCGTTGCGGCGGTTGGCGCGGTTGCCCGAGCCCCCGACCAGGGCTGCCATGTCGTCCTGCAGGTAGGGCTCCCACTCCTCCACCAGGGCGTTGATGATCGGTAGGAGATCGGTGAGGTCCAGGTCGTCGTCTCGGTTCAGCAGCCGGGACTCGATCCATGCGGAGTCGGTGACGGACAGGCAGTGCTCCAGGAACAGGCCCGGCCCCGAGAGCATCTCGTCGGGGGTGGCCTTGCGGTTGCTGATGCGCAGCAGCGACGCCCAGGCGATCTGCTTGGGCGGCTTAGCGATGATCTCGCGGCCGTCCAGTTCGAAGGGCACCTCGGGGGCCTGGCGCTTCTTCTGTGAGGTCTCGAAGGTGATCACAGGTGGCTCCTCTGTGAATGGGTCAGAAGGTGGGCGGGGTCTGGATGGGGCTGATCTGGTTGTTCTCACGGATGGGTAGCGGGGCCACGGCTTCGCGCAGGGCCTCGCGGAGGTAGTGCCGGGCCGGGGAGCCCCTCACGGAGCGCGCCCGCACCAGGTAGCTGGCTCCCTTGGGCCGGAACACCAGGAACGGCGCCGACGTAGGCACGATCGGGCGTCCGGCGGGGCCGTAGATACCGGTGCCCAGTTCCTGGTAGATGGCGTAGAACAGGTTGGAGCCAACCAGTGCGGACACGCGGTGCTGGCCCCGGTTGACCTGGACCTTGCTGCGGATGCTGGAGCGCAGGGGTCCCTTGTCGACGGGGGCTTTCATCTTGGCGCGGCGCTGGATGTCGTTGCCCAGGTCCTGGATGTAGCTGTACACCGCGCCGCCGCGCCCGTAGAGCAGCTGGTTCCTGGCGGCGGTGTCCACGACGAGCCGCGAGCGGCCGGTGGCCATCAGGGCCCGTCCACGACACGGACGTAGCCGCGCCGGATCAGGCCGTCCAGGTACTCGGTGCGGGTCACGGTGTCGACCGATCCCACGGCCGGGCCGCCGGACCACAGCCGCATCGTCTGCACGGTCACGGTGGGCGCCGGCTCAGGGGCGGGCTCGGGCTTGGGCGGTTTGTCGGAGGTGGCGGGAGGAGCCACCTTTGCCGCCACCTCCTGTACGGGGGCGGCGGTCTTTTTGGCGGGGGCTTTGCGGCGGGGGGGCATCGTGGCTCCTATGGGGTGGCGAGGGTGGGGCGGAAGGTGAACAGGCCGGTCATCTCGACGCGCAGCACTCCGCCCGCGCAGCCTCCGGCGGGGCCGTGGGGCAGCCAGTAGTCCGGGACGATGTCCCAGCCGCCCTTGACGGCGGCGGCCTGCGGGCAGCACAGGACGGCCTGGCGCAGGATGGCGGAGTCGGCGATGAAGTCGAGGGATTCCAGCGTGACGGTGTCGCAGTCCACGGCGGTGCCGTCCTGGGTGGTGGTGATGCAGCGGAACACCCCGAAGTCCACGGTTGCGGTCACCAGCGAGGGCATGCAGTCGGAGCTGGGGGCGCCGTTGTCGGAGTTGTTGGCGGCCGTAGTGATCTGCACCACCCGCGCCGACAGGCGCCCGTGGCCGGTCTGCGCGGATTCGGGGCGCCCGTCGGGACAGTTGCAGTCGCAGTTGTCCATCGGGATCAGGTCCTGTGCGTGGATCAGGCAGCATTCGCATACCGCGCGGCCGTTGTCGGCCAGCAGTTCGCAGGCGCAGTCCAGCAGCGCGCTGATAGCCAGCGCGAGGTTGGGCAGCGGCGAAGGAACCGGCACGGTCACGTGGGGAACACCTCGCCGGGCTGGTTGCGGATGCTTTCCCGGCGCAGGTTCTCCGGGGTGTACACCCCCGACCGGCGCACGTTCTTGCTGGGGTTCACCGCAGCCAGCCACAGGTCGACCTCGGCCAGGCCGGTGAAGCCCTTCTCGAAGAATCCGGTGGGGTCGATGGTGTAGGTGAGGCCGTCGCGGGAGACGTTGGTGACCAGCGCCGGGAGGCGGCACTTCGCGCCGATGCACGCCTTGGCGATCTCACACGCCAGCACCCCGGCGGCGCGCTGTCCGGCCGGGGGTACCGGGGTGCCCCGAACGAACGTGACGCCCCAGGTGCCTTCTTCGGTGAGGTCTTTGGTGAGGTCCTGGCAGCGGGGCCAGCGCTCGCCGTCCGTGCGGATCAGGCGGTGCTGGTCGTACAGGGCCCAGGCGGTGAAGGGGGCGCCGTCCACATACACGGCGGTGACCCACGCCGCCGGGCTGGGCAGGTCGAACTCGTCGATGAACTGGCCGCAGGAGCAGCCGCCGCTGCACGGGCACGACAGGTTGAACCACTGCCCGCCGAACAGCCACGGCGTGAACGCCGGTGCGGAGCCGATCCAGGAGCCGTTGCCCCAGCCCATGCCCCACCCGCACGAGTCGCAGCTCATGCCGCAGTTGGCGCGGCACGGGCGCACGGTGGTCTCGCAGGTGGTGAACTGCCTGCCCGACAGCGCCCACACAACCTCGGTGGCGGTGTCCATGGCGGCCTGCTGAATGGCCGGGTCGTAGTTGTCCCAGTCGGAGCAGCAGGTGGTGTCCAGTGGCCACGGACAGTCGTTCGTGGCCACGGGCATGGGCTGGGGTGTGGGCATCAGGCAGCCGCCGTAATGAGCGGGGTGACGCCGGGATCCGAAGCGGAGGTGGTGGTGCTGTCGCCGTAGGCGTACACCTCCACCGTGTAGTTGGTGCCCGGGGCCAGACCCGTGAACGTGGCCTGTGTGCCGGTGACGGTGCCGGTGACAGCGGCGACGCCGCCGATGTAGGCGTTGGCACTGGCGCTGTACGACGTAGCCCCCGGTACGGCCGCCCACTGCACCGTGCCGCTGGTGGGCCCGGGGGTACCGGCCACGACGGGTACCGGGGTGGCCAGCGGCACAGGCCAGCGCATCGGATCGTTGACGGGGTAGGTGGCCCAGCCGGGGTTGCCCGACGGGCTCGCGGTGACCTCAACCAGATACGGGCCCGGTCCCGCGTACACGTGGGAGGCCTGCCCGGAGCTGTTGTCGAAGCCGCCGTCCACCATGGGGAAGGTGGCGGGAGGGGTGCTGTCGCCCCAGTCGACGGTGAAGCTGTCGTCGGGGGCGGCCTGCGGCGGGGTGTCGGGCTGGTAGAAGACCGTGATGTCGATGCCGTCGTCGGTGGCGTTCAGGTAGCCGGTGGTGTTGCCGTTGTACACGGTCACGGTGCCGGTGGCGCCGGTGGCGGTGTCGGTCGCGGTCATGGTGAAGCGCCCGTAGCTCTCGAAGCCGTGGAAGTCGCTTTCGAAGGAGCCGTCAGCGGCGGCGGTCACGGTCTGGGTTGTGCCATCACCGAAGTCGACGGTGACCGTGCCGCCCGGGGTTGCGCCGTGCCCGATGATGCCGTTGTTGTCGTTGCTGCCGCTGCCGGTGTTGAGCATCCTCACCGCGAACACCGGTGCGGGCGGTACGGGCGCCACGTTCACGGTGGCGGTGGCGGAGGGGCAGGTGGATCCGGCGCGGGCGGTGAGCGTGAAGGAGCCGGCCGACGCGTAGGTGTGCGTGAAGGTGACGCCCGGGTCGGGGTCGGGGGGCTGGGTGGCGGTGGCGGGGGCGGAGCCGTCACCCCAGTCCAGGGTGACGCTCTGCCCCGGGTAGGCGCCGGTGACGGTAACGGTGACCTGCCCGGGGGTGGTGTCCTGGGTGGGGGTGAGCGTCAGGCCCGGGCACGGCACCATCACCCGGGTGGTGGCCATGCCGCCGCCGCAGTCCGCGCCGGTCCCGCACATCACGCTCACCAGGTGGCTGCTCATGCGGTGGTCACCTGCGTGGTTGCGGCCGGGGAGTCGCTGGTGGTGGTGCCGTCGCCCAGGGCCACCACGCTCACGGTGTAGTCGGTGCCGGTGGTGGCGCCGGTGAAGGCGGCGTCGGTGCCGGTGACCACAGCCGTAGGACCGGCCGGTTGCGCGGTGGCGGTGTAGCCGGTGGCTCCGGCCACAGCGGTCCAGGTCACATCGAAATCGGTCGCGGTCGGGGTCCCGGACACAGCCAGCCCGGTAGGCGCGGGCAGCGGCACAGTGGCGCCGCCGCCGGGTACGTCCCCGGCGCCGCACACGGCGTCCGGCGGGGGCACGGTGGTGGCCCGGAACAGCAGGGGCACGTCGGGGCCGATGGCCACGGCCAGCGGCGCGGGGGCCCCGTCGGCGTCCATCACTACGTCGTAGGGGCCAACGCCCCAGCGGGCGTTGGTCTTGGTGCGGCCGTTGAGCGTGAAGGAGACGGCATCGTTGGTGACTTCGATGTCGCCCGGTGCCCCGCCCACGGTCCACGGGAGCAGGAAGTAGCCCCAGGCGCCCTGGGCGTCGGGGTTGTCGCACACGTCGGTGCCGAGCAGGTCCGACCACAGTTCCACCGCGTAGCCGGTGTCACAGGACAGGTTGGAGGCCATGCGGAACCCGACGGCGTTGCCGTCGGCGTCCAGCTCGGTGGTCCAGGTGGGATCCATCATCGTGTAGAGGTCGGGGTCGACCTCGCAGAAGTCGAACTCGACGTCGATCCACTTGATCTGGTCGCAGGCCTTGTCGCTGATGCAGAGTTCACCGGAGGCGTTCTTGACGGTGATCTCGTCGCCGGTCTCTACGTTCATGGACATCTTCACGGTCACGAACCCGCTGGTGGTGACCTGGTTTCCGGCCCCGGTGACCGGGCGGCCGCAGGCGTCCAGGCGCGTGACGCGCATGCGACGGCCGCGTACCGGCTTGAGGCACTGAGTGGTAGCAGCCATGGCTTACTCCGTGTACGTGTGGGTGGCGGTGCCGGACTGGTCGGTGATGGGGACCTGGACGGCGGGGGTGCCGTCGCCCCAGTCCAGGGTGGCGCTGGTGCAGTTGGCCGCTCCGGTGACAGTCGCGGTGTAGGGGCCCAGGCCCTGCCCGGCCACGCTGATGCGCATCACCGGCTCGGGCAGCGGCCACACGGTGTCGGGGCGCTCGGGCCAGGTGGCCTGCGCGGCCAGTACCGGGCAGTCGAACGAGACCAGATAGGGCCGCTCAGCGATCCAGTTGACTTCGTTGGTGGTGCGGTCCATGCCTTCGCTGTCCCCGCCGTGGACCACTACATCGCCCCGGCGGATCACCACGGGGCCGGTGGCGTACAGCCACAGTTCGCCTTCCGTGGCCGGGGGCTGCCCGGCGGGGCCGTTGTAGTCGTAGCCGCCGCCGAACACGATCCGCGTGCCCAGGGGCGTCTTCCAGCCGGAGCCGTCGGGGATGAGGTCGTTCACGCCCACCGCAGCCAGGAACACTGCTGCCGCGCGCGGCGCGTGGATGATGCCCCGGGCGCCGGTGCTGGCGGCGAGCTGGGCTTCCAGAGCGGCGATCGCCGCGATGATGTCGCCACTGCCGTTGGCCGTGACGATCTGCGTGGGGTCGTAGTTGGCCAGCTGCGCCCAGGTGTGCCGCTCCACCTGGCCCTGCTCCGACAGGCCCAGCCGCGACAGCGCCACGGACTGCCCGTCGGGGAAGCCGACCCGCTGGCAGCGGATGCCGTCATAGACCACGAACGGCTCAGCGGTGCCCCAGGCGTCGCAGCTGATCTGTTTTTCGGTGGCGCCCACAGGCGTCCAGCAGTACGGCCACTCGTCGCCGGGGGTGCAGCCCTGCTCACGCCAGGTGTAGTTCTGGCCGCGCGGGGCGAAGCCGGAGTCCGTGATGATCGTGGCTCCGGAGAACAGCCCGTAGCCGTACGCGACGGCATCGGGCTGGGAAAGGATGTCGAGGCCAGCGACCATCAGTCATCCGCTCCTATCGGTTGGCCCCAACCGGCCGCACCTACTGGCCCGCGCAGATCCTCGGGTTGCGTAGGGATTCGGTGCGGCCGGTCGGGAATCTGGAGGGATCACACGACCGGGCAGACGTACTCGACCGGCAGGGACGTGACGCCGTCGGCGCAGATGTCGATCGTGACGAACAGGGCGTCGTGGCAGCGCTTGATCACGCACAGGGCCTCTTCGGTGAACAGGCCGGTGAACTTGTTCTGCGCCAGGAGCGTGGAGTCGTAGACGGCGTCCAGGCTGATCACGTCCTGCCGGGCCAGCACGAACGTCCCGGCCGGGTACAGCAGCACCGGCAGCGTGGTGGGCCACTCGGTGACCGGCGCGGTGGTGTCGATGTCGTGCCAGTCGTAGACGAACTGGGCGTTGATGCCGCGCAGCGCGAACCAGGCGTCGATCTGGGCGTCAGTGACACCGAGGTAGTCCACGCCGGTGCGCTTGGCCAGGTCCGCGCGGATGAAGCCGTACACCCAGGACGGGAAGATGGCCTCGACGGTGGCCCGCTTGGACATGCGGTTCTTGGTCCGCATCCCCAGCACCTGGAGCTCCAGGATGTCCAGGATCGAGCTGGTGCCGCCGGGCTGGTAGGGGGCCGGGGCCGTCCCGGCGAAGTCCACCGCTGTGGCGTCGGCTTCCAGCCTCGCCAGGATGCCTGCGTTCACGCGGTGCGCGTTGGCGACCTGAAGCTGCTCGATCCACCAGCGCACCAGCTCGGGCCAGGCGTGGTTGACCAGGATGTCGGTCTGGACGCAGAGCCCGATCGCGTCCAGACGGCACTCGCCGAAGTCCGGGCAGGGCAGCGAGATGCAGGGCTTGGGCGCGTTGGGGCCTTCGTCGGTCCAGGTCCAGGTGCCGTTGGCCAGCTCGGCGTACACGTCGGAGAAGTTCGGGGTCTGCGGGTAGCGCACCCCGCCCCGCGCCACCGTGATCGACGGCAGGTCGACCAGGCCCTCGGTGGTGGCCAGGGGGGCGCACAGGTCGTAGATCGTCTCCGAGGGGGAGCACCAGATACCGGCGGCCGTGAGCGACCCGCCGGACAGCCGCGACTCCGACGCGGCGAAGTCCACCAGCTGGCGGGTGTGCTGCTCGCTGCTGTTGGCGTCCAGCACCAGGCCCTGCGGCCGGGTGAGCTGGAAGGTGGCGATGGGCAGGGAGGTCTTGACGTTCGGGCCCAGCTTGAGCATGGAGCGCATGCGGCGTTCGGCGGCCTCGGACAGGACGTCCCAGTCCGGGATCTCGGACCCGGCCGGTACCCGGGGCAGGTCCGCTGCGGCGAACATCTTCCAGGCTTTGCCGCTGGGTGTCGCGGCCATCTGCGCTGCGGTAGTGCGGCCGGTGGCCGGGAGACGCGGCTGCCCCGCTGCTGCGGTGACCAGTTCCGGGGCCACGGTCTCCACCGGCGCCCCTTCGGCGCTGTCGCCGCCGTCGGGGGCGGGTTCGGTGGGCTGCTGGGTGCCTGCGTTGACGATCCCGGCCAGTTCCGAGGCACGGGCGGCCTGTTCGGCGGCGTGGGCGTCCTGCTCGGCACGCATGCCGCGCACCTGCTCCAGAACCGAGACCACGCCCTCCATCTGCGCGAGTTCCTCGGGGGTCTGGGCTTCGCCCTCGTGGTAGACGCCGTTGAAGGCATCCAGGGCGGCGTCTTCCACGGCTCCCAGGTCGGGATTGCCGTCCAGGAACGCGGCGATCAGTGCGGGCTTGTCGGCTCCGTCGGCCGCCAGCGCGGCCAGCAGCTCAGTGAGCTGGTTCATGGGTGTCTCCTGCTGGGAGGCGAATTGCGGTCAGGTGCACCACACATGGGTGCGCGGCCCAGTCGTCAGGGGCTCTCGCTGCCGCCTCGGCCCATAGCCAGCAGGCGTATGCAGTTGTTTTACCTAGTGTTCCGGGGTGGCCGCCCCGCCAGGAGCAAGCGGGGATGGGGGGCGGCCGGTCCCCGGAAGGAACCTTGAGGACACTATGGCACGGGATCAGGGAGTTTTGACCGGTGTGACCCACGCCGGGCTGTATGTGCCGCCCTTTGTCCGCGCGGCCACCCGCGCCTCCGCCGAGGTCAGGAAGTCCTGCACGGTGCCGTCGCGGAACGTCACCCGGTGGACCCGCTTACGCCCGGCCGCATCGGTACTCCTGTTGTTACAGCCGCACATCCCGGCTCCTTCATGTAGACGATCGACAGGTGGGGGTCGCGGCGGGCAGCGAGCACCGGACGCACTCCCCCGTGGATCACTTCGGTGTTGCCGGTGTGCGTCCAGGTGATCGTGGACACGCCGTCGGGAAGCTCTATCCCGTAGGCCACCGGCAGGAACGGGGCGCCCGGGTGGTTGCCGGGGCGCCAGTCGATGCGGAACACGCGCGGCCACTGCGGCTCGACACGCGCGGGCACATCGGGCAGGTCGAACAGCGGCTGGTCGATCTGCGCGGTCATGACTTGTTGTCCGCGTGGGCACGGGCCTTCTTGGCCTCCCAGTCGGCCACCGCCGCACACCCCTTGGCGCGGGTCACCCCGGTCACCTTCTGCATGCCCGGGAAGTTCAGGCCGTCCGGCGACGCACACCACCGCTTGACGACATTGACCGCCGTAGCGATGGCCCGCGACCTGTCCATGCCCTTGGTGACCAGGTGATCGCTGACTTTCTTGATGACCGGCGGCAGGCCGCCCACGTCCTGGACCCAGTTGAATTCGGAGTCCAGCTCGTTGCCCCAGCCCTGGAGCACCGCCCAGCGGTAGAACTCCCCCGCGTGGGTGTCGTCGTCGCCGGCCGATGAGGCGCTGGCCTTCGCGGGGGTGCGGGGGGTGCGGGCGCGCGCGGCCAGCTGCGCCGCGCGGGCGATCCTCAGCGACTGCGCGAGGTCGTGGGCGCGGGTGGCCAGGGCGGCACTGCGGGCGGTGCGGCGGGTGGCGTCGGCGCGGGTCTGGGTCAGGTGGTCCATCTTCGCGGCCACCCGGTCCGACAGCTCATCCATCCAGGCGTCGTCGCTGTCGGGCATCAGCGCCCCGGCCGCCGTCAGCGAGAACACCTTGCCGTCGGTGATCCGCGCACGCGGCACCACGAACCCGGGAGTGTTGACCGCCAGCGCCGCCACCATCTCCAGGTTCCCGCCGATGGTGCGCCAGTCCCCCGACAGCGGGGCCCGGCGCAGCGTGGTGATCTGGCCTTCGGTGGCGGTGTCCAGGAGTGTTCCGGCGAACCAGATCCCGAACTGGTCCTCGCCGACGCGGACCACGGCTACGGCCTTGCCGGTGTTGGCGTAGTGGGAGGCCGTGTTGACGTAGTTCATTTCGTCTACGGCGTGGTCGGTGTCGGCGGTGAGCGTGCCGACGCTGATCTCCTTGCCCTCGGCGGTCATGTAGGAGCCGAGGTGGAAGTAGGAGTAGTCAGTACGGGAGTGGGGGACGGTGATGCACTGCCCGGACGGCGACCCGGTGTGGCAGGTGGGGGTGCCGTCGTGCTGGCGCCAGGTGGCCACGTGGCCGTAGACGCGGCGGTCTTCGGTGACGGTGACCGGGGTCTCGCCGCACAGCTGCGGGTTGGCGAACGCCGACAGTGGAGCCCGGGTGGCCAGTGCCCCGGACGCCACCAGCTCCATCATGGAGTCGCCGCCGTCCCAGCCGGGGGCGTCGTCGTCCTGGGTCTGGTCGTCGTCGCTGTCGGTGTCGCCGTTGACCTTGTCCAGGGCGTCGGCGAGCTGCTCCAGGATGTCGGCGAGCTGCTCGGGCTTGATGCCGAGCCTGGCCGGGTCGCCGCCGGAGCTGAGGATCTTCTTCTGCTGGGCGGTGACCGCAGCGGGGATCAGCATCAGCTGCCCGCCCACCACATCCGCGACCGGCAGCGTCTTGCCGTCCTGGTCCAGGTAGGCCTCCCCGGCGGTCACCCCGGGGTTCGCGGTCAGGTAGTCGGCTACGTTCTTGGCGGCGGTGGCCTCGTTCCAGGCGGTGCCGGTGGGTGCCACGGGCAGGTCGTCGGCGTCGTTGTCGGGGACTTCGTCCGCCGGGCCTACCGCCGGGTTGAAGCCGGGGTTGCCCGACGGCGCCGAGGTCGCCGTGCCGAGGGCGGGCGGGGTGGACATGGCGGAGGCTCCTTCGGTTCGGGCGGTGATCTTCGCGCCGGAGGCGAATGCGGGCTGCGTGACCAGGGTCGCGCCGGTGATACGCCAGTCCTGGAACGACTCGTTGCCGTCGGGCTGGCCTTCCACGGCGGCGTCGTCGATGTCGAGACTGATCCAGCCCAGGAAGCCCTTGGCTACCTTGCGCGCGATGTTGAAGGCGCGGGGGTCTTCCAGGTCCCAGCGGCCGTGTCCCCACACGATGCCGTCGCGGATCTCCAGCCCGTCGATCACGCCTACGGCTACGGCGCCGTCGTGGCCGGGGGCGGTCATGTCCTGGAACTCGATGGGCAGCGGCAGGTCGCGGTAGCGCAGCTGGCCGTCCGGTGGCGGCTCCAGGATGCGGCCGTCCGCCGAGGGCTTCCCCAAAGGCGCCAGCGGCCCTTCCCACTCCCCGGGCACGCTGGTGTCGGCGAAGTGCGCCGCAGCGGTGAGCGCGGTGTACAGCGGGTGCAGAGCGGCGGTGAGGGGGTTGGTGATGGGGGCGGAGGCTTTGCCCAGGGCCTTGTCGGCCTTGGCGTACAGCGTGGCGATCTGCCGCTTGACGCTGGTGGTCTGGGCGGGGGTGAGGTTGGCCCGGCCCAGGCGTGCTGCCGCCTGGGCAATAGCCCGGAACACCAGGCGCGGGGAGCCGGTGGACACGTCCACCACGGGGAACTTGTAGGCGGCGGCGGTGGCCGGGTTGGCGCCCGGCAGCGGCCCCACCAGGTAGACCTGCTTCATTTTGGCGGGGTTGCCGTCAGCCCACTTGAGGGCTGCGGACTCCGCGGCTCCGCCGTCCCAGGCGGTGTCTCTGGGGGCCCAGGGGAGCGAGGTGTCGGCCATGCGAACAACTCCTGACGCGGTGACGGGGGATACAGCCTTGACCGCCATGGAGCAGCGGCAGTTGATGGTGTTGCCGGGGCTGGCATAGGGGTCTCCGGGGAACCGCAGCGGTTCCCCGCCGACGACGAACGGCACGCCGATGCTGGTGGTCTGCCCGTCGGCCGCGCGGTGGGCGGGGCGGGTGCGGTCGTCGTGGGTGGCGAGCCATTCCAGGCGGATCTTCCGGTCCGGGCGCTCGTTCTGCTGGTCCTGCGCGGATGCGTAGAGCCCGGCGGAGTAGGCGCCGTGCAGTTCGGTGACGGCGACCATCTCGATCCAGGCCTGGGAGGTGGCCGGGTCGACGAGCTTCGCGATGGCC